GAATTGGCAGAACTTATGACAATGCAGAAGATTATATGACCGATAAAGAATTTATCTGGTGCAATGCTCACAAATTAACAGACTTACATTATTTGAATTATGGTTGGAGAAATCGGCATATCTGTATCATAGATTATAGCGCTCGTTATTGAGCGCTCTTTTTAGTTTAGATGTTAAACATCTAAAAATATTTAGCAGCGTTTAAAAAAAGTTGTTGACAAATCTTCTTTTCCGTGGTATTATGAATACGTAAAGAGGAAGGAAACCTCCCAAACCGGAAAGGCTATGTGGCTATGGAAAAGAAACAGATTATCGTGCTGGATACCGAAACTTGTAACATCCGTAAAACTGAAGAGGTCGTGCCGGGCAATAACCTGACCTATAATATTGGTTGGGAAGCCGTTGTTCCTACTACTGGTGAGGTTCTGGAAGAGCATTCGTATGTTGTCCCCGAGATTTTCATGGGTGAATGGCAGAAGATGAAGTCCGCATATTATGCGAATAAGATTCCGCAGTATTGGGCCGGACTGGCAACTGGTGAATATATCATGAAACCGTTTTTTGAAATTATGGTAGAAATCATTAAATATTGTAAAAATCACAACGTGGTGGCGATTTGCGCGCACAACGCCCGCTTTGATGTGGATGCTCTGAATACAACCGCCGAATACCTGACGGGGTATCGTCTCCGAGTATTGCCCGACCTTGAAATATGGGACAGTATGAAAATGGCACGTTCTATTTTCAACAATCGCCCTTCTTACAAAACCTTCTGTGCTGAAAATGGTTTTATGACGAAGCACAAGACCCCTCGTTGTCAACTTACCGCCGAAGTGCTTTACCGCTTTATTACACAAGATGTAGATTTTACCGAAGAGCACACCGCTCTTGAGGATGTAAAAATCGAAAGTGAAATCGTCTTTGCCTGTTATCGTGCGCATAAGAAAATGGAAAAAGTCCTGTATCCGGCATAATGCCGGATTTTTTATATTGTAGGGGATTTAGATGTTTAACATCTAATAATTAAAAAAATAAATAGTTGACTTTCTTATCAACCTATGCTATACTTATATTGTTCCAAGGGAAGGAACGAAAGAATAGAGGAAGGAAAACCTCAACAAACCAGAAGGAGATTGTATTATGACGAAGAACACTCTGACCGCTATCCTCAGCATTCTCAACGGCGAAACTATCGACAACCTTGAAGAAGTCCGCGCGAACGTTGAAAAGGAACTGAACCGCAACAGCGAACGTGCGCAGGCCAATCGTGAACTGTATGCCGAAGCGCATGACATTGTTATGGATGGTCTTTCCCGCTTCAACGTTCCCGTGACTGCCGCCGAACTCTTTGAAGAAATTAAGGACGAATTGCCGGAAGGGTTTAAGAAGGGTAAGGTTCAGTATGCCTTGCTTCACTACTGGGATACCGAAGTTGAAAAGATTGAAGGCAATCCTAACACTTATAAGAAGAGGGCGTAAGCCCTCTTCTTTTTATGAATATATATTAGATGTTAAACATCTAAAAATCATTTAAAAAAACCAGAAAAAGTTGTTGACAAAAATCAAATCTTATGTTATACTATATCCAGAAAGTGAAGGAAAACACTAACAAAACCAGAAAGGGAAAATGTATGACTTACACTAAGAATGTTGTTGATTCTGCTCTGCGTACTTCTGTCTTTACTGATTTCTTCACTAACACAAAAGATTACGCGCATGAATATGTTAAAATCAATGATCGTCAGTATGGCACAATTATCACTGATGTTAATGGTCATAAGCGTTATGTGCGTATCGGTGTTATCGTAGCAGAAGAACGTGAGGATATGAGCGCAGAAGAACTTATGGCAAGTGAAATGACAAAGTATAATGAAGCGCAGGAAAAGAAAGCAGAAAAAAAGCGCAAGAGCGAAGAAAAAGCAAAGCACGATCAGGAACAGCGTGAAAAGAAAGCGCAGGAAAAGGCAAAGAAAGAAGATAATGCGAATCAGTAAGCTTAGAAAGAGAATTGCGGTATAAACCGCAATTCTTTTTTGAAGTGGTTTAGATGTTAAACATCTAAATAAATTATTACAAACCTATTGACAACTTATTAAAAACATGTTATAATTAGTCATACTCAAAGAACGGGAGGACGTAACGATGATTAAAGTTATTGGATTGTTAGGTGCAATTCTCTTATTCGCCGGATTAATTTTTAGTATTCTGGTTCCTGTTTGTTTGTGGATTAGCGTTATTGGATTAGCATTGATGGGCTTTTACTTCGATTGTATTCAAGGTAGACACACAGGCGCCTAATGGCGCAATCTTTATTAGATGTTAAACATCTAACAACTTTTAAAAAAAGTTATTGACTTTTCTTTTATTCATGATATAATAAAGATGTTCCAAGGGAACGAAAGGAGAACAAAACATGAATGAAAAAATCAAAGCTCTTGAAAAAGCATTAAATGATTTAGGTATTAAAACAAAACTTTATCCTGAAATGGTATGGCGTTGCTCTGATGGCAAAAAGCATTATGGAATCGAACTTGATACCGGCATCGTTTGCGATTGCGGAACGGTAGAATTTTTTTTCACGCCTTCTGGTAACTATATCTATTCTACAATAGATGCTCCTATTCTTCAAGAAGAAAAAGGAAATAAAAATGAACAAAGGAGGAAGAAAAAATGACGAAAAAGTTACGCAATCAGATCGAAAGTATGGTAGACGATTATCTTGACGAGTTTCTTGATGCTTATCAGTGCCAGGATTGGGGTATCAATGCACAGGAGTTTGCTAACTATTTAACAGACGAGTTTACAAAAAGCGTAAACAAAATGGCGCTTGAACTGGATACACCGGAGGACGAAGAAGAATAATATAATTATTCACGCGCCATTTAGGCGCGCAAACTATTTAGATGTTAAACATCTAATATCTATCCTTGACAATTCTTATATTTCATGATATACTTATAGCGTACCAAGGAGGTAAGGAGCATGAGCAAGAAAAAGAAAACTAAACCCCGCAATTCTTATGAAATAAACAGAAGTATTCGCCGCGATTGGGGTAACATTTCTCCTGTAACTAAAATTATTCCTGATAAAAGGAATAGGAAAGAAAAGCACAAGAAAGGATGGGATGACGAATGACAAGCGAAGCAGAAAAGCGTAAAGAAAAAGCACTGTTACACAAAAATCTTATGGACATTCTAACAAATTGCCCATCTGATAAAGAATACTGGCAAAGACTTCTATGGGCTTTGGAAATTATTTCAAACGCAGTAGTAAGATTTGGCAATACTGTCACAGTAGAAGAATTGCCTGAGTTTGAAGATGAAGAAGAAAATAATGATTAAGGCGCGTCCTCGCGCCCGCTATATTTAGATGTTTAACATCTAATTTTCTTAATAATCTTTTTATAAAAATTATTGACAATTATTTCTAAGCATGATATAATAAGCATGTTCCAAGAGAGAACAGAAAGGATGAGGGTAAAGAATGAACATCAAGTCACGCGGTTTTGTTTTCAGTTTAGACCAAGAGGAAAAACAGTTTATAAAGCAAATTATTGATTTTGTTATTAGTATCGAAGACGAGCTTTGTGATTCAAGCGCAATTGTTCCTGATGATTTACTGGCAATTTTAACAGATTTAAAAGATAATGCGCGCAAACTTAAAGAAAATGAATTTTATAGCGATGGAGATTAAAGAAAGGAAGTAAAAGTGATGAGTGATGAGCGTTGCCCTTATTGTAACTCTGATGATTATGATACTATGGATTTTGATCAAGATTATTTTGATGAATCTGAAATCAGTTATTTTTGGTCCTGTAAATGTCTCAAGTGTAAAAAAACTTTTTACATCACAAAATGGTATAAAATAGTTGATACATCTGTACAGACTCAAGAAGAATGGAATGGCGAATAATGCCATTCATTTTTATTTAGATGTTAAACATCTAAATACTATTTCTCACAGCGTGAGAAAGTAGATGTTCATAATAATTAAGGACAACCGCATAATTATATTATTAATATGGCAACCCTTTTTCAAGTCATACAACAACCCAATTATATTAATAGGTAACCCCACATAAGCGCCCTTATTCCAAGCAATAATTGCGATTGTATTTAAACATCCAAAGAAAGCAACTAAATCCATATGTTCATACTTATACTTTTTGCCACTCTCAAACTTAATCATCTTCCTTACCTCACTTTCATAGATAGTATATCACAAACAAAAATAAAAGTCAACAGCTATTTTAGATGTTAAACATCTAAATAAAAAGTAGACGCTTATTCAGCGTCCGCAATTGCCTTTTTAAGTTTTTCAATCTGTTGCTTATTGTTTTCCATTTCCTTTTGGAAATAAGCAAGTTGTCTTTTAAGGGTTTCTAATCTCTCTTGTGCCAAAGGTTTCTTCACCCTCTCAAACTCTTCCTGCCAGATTTTAGTAATTACTTCCTTACTGTCTCCAATAAAGGTCCATTCTTCATCACAATAGTCATTATTATCCACTAAGCTATCTTCCAACGCTTCAAACTCTTCTTCACCAATCTCGCTTGTTGATTCCCACCAGTCATTATCAAAGAAGTTTCTAATCTCGTCTTCGCTCACATTAAAAGTAACAGTTCTCCGAATCTCCATACTTCAATCCCTTCTGGTTTTGAGTGTTTTCCTTCACTTCTTGGCAAGAGTATATCATAGCATATTAAAAATGTCAACACCAACTTTTAGATGTTAAACATCTAAATACCAAAGATGCCCGAAGGCATCTTAGTCCTTACTAATTGTAATTGTCTTTTTGAATGTTGTCAGCAATACCACAATACCGACATAAACCCAAAAGCTAAACACCGGAAGACCAAACGCCGCCGCAATCGCTCCCCATACAAGCATCAAAACCCAACCAAGGAAACAATATACACCAACGATAAAGCCAAGCACCAAAGCAACAATAAGAATAGTAACAAAGATTGCGAGAACAGTGGGCATAGTGTCTTCAATGTCATAATAGAGGTTACGAATCTTTTCACGCATACTTAAATCCTTTCTGGTTTGTAGCAGTTTTCCTTCTGCTTTATGTCTATATTATATCACGTTATACAGAAAAGTCAATACCTGTTTTTAGATGTTCAACATCTAAATTTCCAGTTAGTCCCCACTAACCCAAGTTAGTCCTACCTAACTACTTCACTATACTAAAGTGATATCACTTTAATGTACTAAAGTAATTATTTGACCTAACATGTAAATTATGGTATAATATTAGTAGAAAGGGAAAGGGAGGGATTATATATTATATATATATTACCCGCTAGCGAGCTGGAAAGCTGGAACGAGCTGGGCCAGCTGGAGCTGGGAAAGCTGCGTTGTAAGCTGTCAAATACTTGACAAGCTGCAATGTTAGGGAGCTGGAAAATTTATAAAAACGCAAGTATTTGACACGAAATTAAATTAAAATATAATTTAATTTAATTATATTTACAATTTGACAAAAAAAGCACCCCACCTCCCAGGAAATTATTATAAAAAAATTGTAAATAAAGTAGAAAAAATGTAAGAATTCTTGCTGACAAAATACATATATTATGTATGGAGGTGAATAAAAATGTCAGAAAAAGAATTCTATTTATCTGATGCTGTTGTATATGAAAGCTTTAAATTAGGATTTTTAAATTTAATTACCGCCCCTTGTGGAAGCGGGAAAACCACAGCTGCATTTAATACAATACCATAGTATTTAAAAGTTGAGCCGCAACGTTCATTGATATTGATTAATACAGTTTCAGGCGCGGAAGAATTTGTGAACGATGACCGCGCTTATTATTATGATTATAATGGTAAAGAATGGGATACATTTTTTACGCCTCAATATGATAAGCCAACTGTAATGACATATGCGCTATTCGGCGCAAAAGTTAAATCTGGCTAGCTCGACCCTCAAGCCTACGACTATATTGTTTGCGACGAGATGCATGTACTAAATAAATATATTGCTATGGCGCGCGGAAAATTAAAAAAACAATACCCTCAAGCTGCACCTTGGTAGCTCAATGATATGCTACAAATGACTTGCTTTACTTATATAGCAATAGAAACTATCTATCAACTAATTAAAAGTAAGAATACTTGGGTGTTTGCTTTGACTGCAACGCCTGAACAATTATATAAATATGATCTAGCTAAGCTGGGGAAAATTATAAACGAGGTTCAATTTAGCCAAAAGCTACACGCATATGAGATACTATATAAATTTGAGTATGCCGAAATAGAACCTATTCTGCGCGCGGTCTTACCTGAAAACCGCAAACGTCTATTTTACTTTAATACAATAAAGGAGCTGCAACAATATAAACAAATTTTAATTGAATGCGGCAGACAAGCTGAAGCAATCTGGTCAATGACAGCAAGCACCAAAATGGATTAGCATGGCCTTACTACGCGTGAATGTGTATTAAATGAGCACCGATTCCCAGATGACGTACAAGACTTACTTATCAATAGTGCTTATGAAACCGCTATTAGTATTAAAGACCCAATGGTAAAAGAAGGATATATACATACTAGCAATAAAGATACACGAGTACAAGCTGTAAACCGCATGCGGCAAAACCTAGAAGTTGTAGGATACTATAACATTAACGCGCACAAGGAACACAAAAAGAAAGAAAAGGAAAAAGTTACTTTAGAAGATTACTGTAAAAATATCCCACCAGAATACTTTAATCAGCGTTTAACCACCGAGATGAAAGAAGATTTAATCATCTTAATTGACTTTCCTAAGAAATGGACATCTTTGAAAAAGGCCCTAATCAATCAGGGCTATGAGGTAATTGATGGTTCAACTGGAGCTCAACGTTATAGCATTATTAAAAATAAATTAAACAAATAAATAGATAATCTGGTCAATAATTTAACCATCGTATACCAACTTGACGGATTTTACCCCCCACCTATTATATAGGAGGTGGGGGGTAATTTTTGTCAAGTTTTATTATATTAGAAAAAAGTTCTACATTTTCTATTACAAGGTAGTAAAAATGTAAATGAAAAAATGTAGAACTTTTTCGTAATCACCCACACCCCCCTTATATATATCTGAAAAAATTCTACATTTTTTTTATATATATATTTTTCCTTATATATTATATATAATATATATAATATATTTACTTGAAGCTGCGAAGCAGCGTAGCTGCGGAAAGTAAATATATTATACGCGAAGCGTAGCGTAGCGGGCGAAGCCCGGTAGCGTAGCGCACGCGCAACATAACTTTTTTATACAAAATATACAAAAATTATATATAATATATAAGGGAAATTTTTATTAAGTTTAGCTAAAAATTGTATAATTTCTACAAAATTACTATAGATAAATACTTGACTTTTTGTGAAATTTGCGCATACACCAATATACTACACCCCTATTCCTTATCTCTTCTTCGCCTCTACCCAAAAAATGCCCTATAAAAAATCGCGCATTCTTTTCTCGGCGTTCCCTGCTTCTTTTTCTTTTCTTATTTTATTACTACGTTAGAGGTACTCGTTTTAAAATCCCTCAATTATTTTTTACACCTTCTGCTTGACTTTTTTTAAAAATTATATTATAATATATATGTAATAAGGAACAAGAGCTACAAGATAGGAAGGAGCATGTAGTATGATGAATAAGGAAAAAATCTTCAACGACTATTGCGAGTATCTGGATTATGCCGCAGCTAATTCTCCTATCTTCAAGAGCTTCCTTATTACGGGCAAAGCAGATGAAAGCTTTGATATTAGCTATGGGTATGTTGCGGTTGGAGCTACGCGCGCAACCATCATTGATGAAAGTTCGGATTATGTGGTTAAGGTTGATATTGATACGGATGAGTGGGGCGATAGTAGCTGTGAGCGTGAGATGGATATTCTTAACGCCGCAAAAGAACGTGGTTTGTCGCAATACTTCACTGATGGCGTGTATTTGGGCGAGTATTGCCGCACATTTGAGTGGTATAACGTATTGGACTTCGATACTTGGATGACGGAAGAAGATTTTTGGAACGCCGTTGAGAGAGATGAATTGAAGCTGGAAAGCTTTACCGTGCGGCTGCCGCTGTATGCGTATCAGAAGGCTGATTGTGATAGCTATCGGCAGGTTAATTCGTCGGAAGATGATGAGAACTATATTAGAAGTCATAGGAGTCCGCTGTCGCAGCGGTCTATGAAGGTAGCGCTGGCTTTCCTGACTCAGTACGGCGCGGACGTCTATGAAGAGCTGAGTGAATTTTGTAATGAGTGGAATATTAATGATTTACATAATGGTAATATTGGTTATGTACATAATCAGGTAGTATTTGTGGACTTTGCGGGATACCATAGCTATAGCTAATAATAGCTGCAATTTCATTTTCAATTTCAATTTCATTTTTAAATATAGAAATAGGATATGAATAGCCCAAAACTTCACCCGATTTGCAATTTCATTTTCATTTTATAATTTTATTTTGGTATAGGTATAGAGGAGTGAAAAACCTATGAGTGACCCCCATTTGTTTAAGATTGCGCGCGAAGTAAGTTTGCAGGCAACCTATTGCGGCTCAGCCCGCATTGGATGCATTGCGGTTTATCGTGGTACAATTTTAGCAAAAGGGTTTAATAGCGACAAGACGCATACGGAGCAAGCAAAGTTTAATGTACATAGGTTTAAAAATAGCGGCAATAGGTATTTACCCGATAAGGTCCATGCAGAGGTGTCAGTTTTAACGAAGATTAAGTATTTGGATATTGATTTTTCGCGGCTTCATTTGTATATTTATAGAGAATGGAAAGATGGAACTGTGGCAATGAGTAGACCTTGCGGGGCTTGTATGGCAGCTATCCGTGAATTAGGGATTCGGCACATTCATTACACTACCGATTGCGGTTTTGCCTATGAGAAATTGATGCCGCTGTAATTTCATTTTCATTTCTTATTTTACTTATAGGTTTGTAAGGCGCGGTGCCCTTCGTCGGGGCATACCCGCTCGGCAAGCCGATCGGGTTGCTTATCCCGACGAAGCCGCGCGTCCCTTTAAAAAAAAGAAAAAAGTATTTGACTTTTACTATAAATTATGTTATAATATATATGTAAGAAAGAAAGGAGATAGTATATGGAGTTTAAGAAGTTTTGTGAAGAGTTTATGAGAATGGCGGACACATACAAAAATCGAGAAGACGATTGTCCTTTTGCTCAACGTGATGCCGCGGATAGCCCCTATGTTGAAGATTGGTGCTCATGGGCAATTCAGCATCCGGATGAAGCACAAGAACTACTAACTGAATGGACCACTAATAATCCTCTACCCATTTATCCTACATTTCTAGATATTGTGCAGGACTTGATTAGTGAGCACCCTGAACTTCGAGATGTAGCAATTAGTGATTTGATGCACTTGGAAGTACCAAAAGAAGCGGCTGAACGTTGGCATTTGGTTCCAGTAAATGCGGGACATATTACGTCCTATGTAAAGGATTGGCTATGATAACAGTATTTATCGCGGCTAAGCCGCATCAATTTGATTCTGCTATTAAACTAGAACAAGAACTACAAGATTGCGATTATATTGTCCTGAATCCTACGGTATCATTGCCACTTCATGTGCCTTGCCGCCTAACTATTGAAATTGCGATGCTTGAAGCTTCTGACATTCTATATGTAATGACACCTAAAATTAATAATGAAATACTATGTTTAATGTCTTATGCGCGTGAACAACATATTCCTATTGTAACCAATATAGAAGGGTTGTTTAGTGTAACTGATAAATACCCTCAGCAGCAAAGCTTTTTAAAGGAGTAATATGAATATGGAGTTGTATTATAATGAAGATCATACGAAATATGCAATTCTGGTATCCTATGGTTACGGGTCCGCCTGGTCAGCAGATTATGGGAAAGCACTAGCTTATGATAAGCGAGTGATTGAATGGTATTTACAACATGACAATGCGCAATACTGGCACAAGCTTCGTGATACATGTTCACAAGAATGTAAAGATGCGCGTGCTTTCTTCCAGCAATTAGGTTATGAATATATCTATTTTGGTGGCCTTCGCTGCAATATGATTGAGTGGATGCCCGTTGGTAGTATTTGGCGCATTAACGAATATGATGGTGCGGAAAGCATCGAGATGTTTAATATCGACAACTGGGTACATTTTTAATGCGGCAAAAATTATTTGCGTGCATTTTATATATGATTGAACTAATTACTATACCTATTATATTTGTTATTCTATGTATTATAATGATTAAAAATAAAAGGAGAAAATTATGAAGAAGTTTATTGTTACTCTACTACTAGTGGTTATGATGGTTGTACCTTTTGCGGCATTTGCGCAGGAATCAGAAGCTCTGTGGGCGCTATCAACCAATCAACATGTAACTGGTATCCTAACCCCCATGAAGATTGAAACGCTACTTGGCCCGCAGAATCCTCCTAAGCCATATATTCGTGGTTTCCTAGAGAACGGCCTTGTGCGCGAAAAGGGCCTACAACGATATATTATTACTGAAGATGGGCATTATTATGGTCTAACGGCTGTTGCTACGAACGTTATTATTTTCCCGCAGTATAAGGAACTAGTAGATAGTATTGTGTTGGAAAAGTGCGGCTACACGCCTGATAGTGTAATGGATTATATCTTTGCGACAATGTATTTTTATGACAATTATGTAGGGCATATGTTCTTTAGAAGTAACATTCCCGCATTCTATGTCGGTGACGTAATTGTTAATAAGGGTAAGGATAGCTTTAAGCTATATCTTGGCGATTGGGACGAAGATGGTAAGTATGACCTAGGTTTTGCCGCGGGTTGGACACAGTGTAAGCCTAAGCCGGAACCTGAACCCGAACCTGACCCAATTCCTGTCCCTAAGCCAGAACCTGTAAAGAAGACTTGTAAAAAGACTTGTACGCCACAAAAAGTTTGTGCTCCTGTATTTCAATTTAATCTTTTCTCTATTGTAAAAAATTGTTTTAAGAGGTAAGTATTTGACTTACCTCTTATTTTGTGGTATAATAGTTAAAAAGGAGGGAAAAAATGGATTTAAATGTTTTTAAAGATTACCCATACTCCAAACACTATTATATAACCCATCCTTGGAAAATTATTACGCATACGTGGGATAATCTGCGTGCTGCTTGGCAACGAGCAACAAAAGGTTATGCTAATCGAGATGTTTGGGACGCTGACCATTATATTTTAAGTCTATTACCTAGCGTATTACGCGCACTTAAAGATGCGGAGTTTGGAAGCTACCCCGGGCAAGAACCTTTTGAAACACCAGAAAAATGGGCGGCTTGGCTACAAGAAATGGCGGCTAAGTTTGAATCCTTACAGGAAGATTGGGCCGAAACGCGCAATGAATATGATAAATTATATTTTGATGCCTTACAAGGACAGCGTAATTCTACTATTGATATTGATATTACAGCATTGCGGAAGAAATGGCTCGCGCGTTTAGAAGAATTGAATCAAGAACAATCTAACTTTACTATTAAAACATTTGAAGAATTAGGGAGGTACTTATATTATTTATGGAACTAAATGATATTATTGAGCTTATTATGAGACGTGATAATATTAGTTATAATGAAGCCGCCATTTGGGTAGATAAATGCCGTGAAGAAATGCAAGAAATTATTACGAGTGAAGCACCATCATTAGAGGCGCTAGAAGATTGTATAATGGATTATTTATCTTTGTAGCCTGATTATATTGAAGTATTATTACCATTATAAGGTGATATGTTATGACGAGAGAGTAGTTAATTAAAAGTTGGTCTGACAAATATATAGGAAAAACTTATAATTATTTAACTATTATATAGAGAGATAATAATTATAAAAAATAGCATAATATAAAATCAAACGCAGGCTATTATAAATGTCAATGTAAATGTGGCAATTATAAAACAGTAAGACTTACTGCTATTACTTCTGGTGAAGTAAAGTCATGTGGTTGTTTAAAAAAAGAATAGGAACAAAAAAATCTTGTTCATGGATATAATTTAATTGATTTAACAGGCCAAACTTTCGGATATTTAACTGTATTGTAGAAAGATAATTCTGTTAAAAGTTATTAGGCGAAATGGATATGTCAGTGTAAATGTGGTAATATTGTATCACGAATGAGTAGTTCTCTACGGCATAATAAAACTATTTCTTGTGGCTGCCTATAGATGTCAAAAAATGAGTATTTAATTGCTAATATTTTTAAATAGCATAATATTAAGTATCTTTATAATACGCCTTATTTTTCTGATTTAATATTCCCAAACGGTCATGTTGGCCGCTATGACTTTATCTTACTAAATAATTAGAATTAGCCTTATAGATTAATTTAGTATGATGGATAGCAGCATTATCATGCTGTTACCTATTTTGGTGGTGAAGATAAATTAAAGCAAACTCAACAATATGACACTATAAAAAATGATTATGCTAAAACACATAACTTACCGTTAATACGAATACCATATAATATAATACCTACATATGAAGATTTATTTAATACAGATTTTGAGGTCTGATAATGGCAGTACAAGTAATCAGCCCGAAAAGGGTATGGCCTCTCCACACTTGCGTCGAATGTGGAGCTTTATTAACATATGATTACACTAAAGATATTTATGAGGGCAAATATATTTATTGTCCTATCTGTAAAACTAAGCAATTAAGTGCTTTAGATTTAAATTATAATGGAGTTATCCAAGATAATATTAAATCTAAGCCTTAATATATATTATTTATAAGGAGGGGTAATATGAAAAAGCTAGCAATTTTTATTACCATACTTAGTTTACTATTCTGTTCAATCAGCGCACTTGCTGAACCTCTTACTGGCCCCGCATTTTGGGCGCTAAATCATGACCAGCATCTAACTGGCATTGTCGATTCTGCGAAAGTAGAAAATGTATATGGAATTATTATTCCAGAACATGTCTATGTACAAGGATTTGAAGAGTTTGGTATTGAGCGCACAGATGGAATGCAGACTGTATTTATTTTTGATAATTATACTTGCGGCTTAACGCCACTATTTACAAGTGTAGATATTTTACCAGAATATCAAGATACAGTAGATTCCATTGTACGCCAGAAATTAGGTTATGATGACGAGCAAGTATTAACTGTAAATGATTATGTCGCGGCAACACTATATCAAAAAAAGGTGCGGCATGTAGCTCGTTTAGGGCATATCTTTTTTGATGAACGAATAGAAAAAGTTGAGGTAGGGACTGTCACTTTAAATCAAGGTGCTAATACTTTTAAACTATATATTGGTGATTTTGATAGTGACCTACAATATGAATTAGGATTCGCAGCTAATTAAAAAAACAAAAGGAATAAGTATTTACTTATTCCTTTTTTTAGGAGATTTTTATGATAGCATATTTAAAGAAGAAGCATAATGCTTGGTATTGTAGTAATTGTATGATGCGGCAAAACACATTCCGACATACATGTAATTTCTGCGGAACGGAGTTTGCGAATTACATGGAAGTGCTTTATAATAATTGGAAAGTACAAGAAGATGAAAAGAATAAGCATGATTATAAAGAAGTAGAATAATTTTAGCGCAATGTCCCCAATCCAGGGGCTAATAAACATACCATTATTATGGAGGTGAGAAAATGACAACAAAAGAAGCAATGGATTATGTCGTTAAAGCAGGTACGCCAGTTGCATTTATTGCTAAGAACATCGGGAAAGATCCAACAACAATTAGTAAATGGTGGCATGGGAAGACAAAACTTTCAGCAGCAACAGAAGAAGATTTAAAGCAAGAGATTATTAGGTTAAAAGCTTTTTGGGATGCTATTCAATTAGAATAATAAAGGAAGATGATTTTATTATGCTATATACTGTTTATATGCCTTGGCTCGCGCGCGAGCTTCAACGTAGAGGATTTAAAATTATTCGCATTACAGAAAGCAAAAATAAACCTGGCTTTTCTGTCTATCAATTTGTTGATTCACCTGAATTACAGGCGGCAATTGATTTTATTTTACAAAATAGAAAGCATAGATAATATATGCGCAGCAGTCACAGGAGATGATTATTATGGCAAATTATGCCAATCAATTAGTAGTACAGATAGAAAACTTTAAAAATATACAACATGTTACTGGGAAAGAAGATGGCATCTATTGTCCACCTATCCTATGGAGATATCGTAAACAAGCTATGCTTAGTTTAAGTGGCAATGGATATAAATTATGGGATTATTTTTTATCTTGGGGTGGGACAAAAAGCTTTTCATTATCGCCAAAGCATATTGAACAGGAGATTGGTATTAGTAATAAAGGCGTTTATAATGCAAGAAAAGAATTAGAACAAAAACGTTATTTAAAACAAGAAAACAATATAATATATTTTTACCCCGATGGCACGGCTTCCTAACGTAAAAATTACGCTGTTGAATGCCGTAAAAATTACGTTAACATCTCGGTAAAAATTACTGGACTCTAACGTAAAAATTACGTTAGACCTAACGTAAAAATTACAGGAGAGTAACGTAAAAATTACGTGAGTAATATTAATAAAATAATAATAAAATAATATTGATAAAATAATAATAAAATAATGATATGGCGGCAAAGCCGCAGAGGATTTAAAATGAATCAAAAAGTATATATAATCAAACCGTATAATAAATATCTACTACCTTAGCGATAGTAGCGCATTGTATATAAGTTTAACTTATATGATAATGCTTATTGTATATCATAGGTATCATTAGAATGGGGACATCCAGTTGTTGCGCGTTTAATATAGGAACAAGATGATTTTGGCTACCATTTATATGATACATATGAAGACGCATTAAAATATGTTCAACAATTAAAACATTTTGCTTATTAAGGAGGAATTATTATGAAAAAATATATGTTAATTAAGAAGGCTTTCTTTGTTACTTATAATTTATTTCTATTTTTAACTTGCGCTTTTAATCTGTTTGATATGTCTAAAGCCGCGTATCGTTGGCTTGCGGGCATCGCCGCATTACATCTAATTTTCTTAAACATCTTTATGCCGATGCCAATATATGACATTAAGCGCTAGTTAAATGAAGATACAGTAAAACATTGACTTATAGGATAAATTATAGTATAATACTTAAGAAAGGTGGTAAAGTAGAATGGGATTAACAGAAGGACATTGGTTTGAAGAAGAAGATACACTAAATGAACGTCAATTAGAAAATGAAGTAGAGTATAGTGAAAGGCGTTATCAAGCAGGATATAAGAAGGGATACGCCGACGCATTAGCTTCGCGGCCGCTAGGAACGAATTTTTATCCCTGTCCATATTGCACTTGTTATGAATGTGATAGATGTTTATATCATAAAATGTGTAGATAAAATATTTATAAATGCTAGTATGTGGAGAAAAATATAAAATGATAAAGGAATGTTATTATAAACGCTTAGTAGGACAAGCACCAAGCATATTTGAATGTAATGAATTATCGTCTGATGATTGTAATAGTTGTAAATATTATCTTCCTTCGGATCCATATGCAAAATGGTAGATTCTTAGTGTAATTTGTTCTGATGATTTAAATAGGAGTTTAGAACGGGTTCAGAAAGAATTGGAATGTATGTTGGCTAAAGAAATGTAAATAGGAGTTTAGCATCATGGAAAATAATCATATATATCTTTGTAATTCATGTTTCAAATCTTATCCGCAATGTTCTGATGATGAACACGCTATTGAATTTGGTGATGGTATCGGTGGCGATAACATTTGTTGTTATAATAAGTATGAACCGTTATTAGAACATGATTATGAACGCGGCGGATATAAATAAATTAAATAGGAGTTTTAAATATGATCAGAAGAAACACATTTATACCATTAGATATTCAATGCTTCTGGTGCAACGGCCAAATGGAAAGAGGAACAGCTATATCTGGTGAACTTAATTGTGTGACGTATTTTTGCAAGCGATGCGGTGGTGTATCGCACTTCGCGGTAAATGATAAACAGAAAATAAGCAGTATTGAAGTTGAGTATAAATCGCCAGACAAAGGAAATTAAATAGGAGTTTAATATGATTATCAAGAAACGAAATGCTGTATTTGGAAGATATCCATGTTGTGATATGGTGAACAACGCTATCCGTCATATTTTACACGGGGACAAGGATTCCGCAGTTGAAGAATTGCTACAAACGATTTGGAAAGCAAATGGCTATCTGCACGAAGACTTGGAAAATGATACACAGAAAATTCACGAACGTGTTTGGAAGAAACGAAAACCAGCTTAAATAATAGCAATAGGAGCATATTATATGTATTACCCATATCCTGTTATGCGAAAAGGATTGTGTTATTTTTCTACAAAAAAGCATCATAAAAAGGCGCGATTTAGAAAAGCGTTCGCGCGCGAAATGGCAAGAGTAAAAAAGATTCTGATGTCTTAAATAAATATTAGGAGACAAATGATGACAGAACATAAATATTCATACTATTTGAATGGTACTCTTTACTTTATCATACTTTGTGATGATGAAGTGGATATATTTGCTGAGCGGTATGGTGTTAGTCTTACGAGAATTAAGTAATTTAAATAGGAGTTTAACATATGGCACAACAAGAATAGATGTTGTATGATTCTTGGAGAATATTACAGTTGGAACAAGAAAAAGAGGAATTACGTCGAGAATATATTGACCGAATCGCCGCCATAAATCTTGAAATATTCCAATTACAAAATAGAATCTCTAATGTAACTACTACAAGAACAGCTTTTGAATAGGAGTTTAAATGGCGATTATAATTGATAATCAGGAAATGCCAAAATGCTGCGATGAGTGCTTCGCGCTTGATGATTATGGTGATTATCCTAGATGTTGTATTACTAATGAACAGCGTGGATATACTTTTGACACAAGTAGTATGCGCATGGATAGATGCCCGTTGAAAAAAGTAGATTGGAACTGCTGGTTGCGTGAGCAACTAATGGACAGTGAAAGGAGATAAGACGGAAATGACTACAAGTCAAAGTATAATAACTATTTTGTTCGTTATTTCAGTTGTTGTTATGATTTTAATTATAAAGGACAAAAGCAAATAAATGATATGAGACAAAAGGGAGAATTGAGTGATGTCAAATATAATTGATACCAAGAAAATTCTTGTTGTACAGGAATGTATTGTTGGTAAGAAATGCGATATTTGCGGAAAAGAGATTCCACCGACAGTTATTCCGCATAAATATGGAGAACCAGTTTACGATTATTATGAAGTTACAACACATCATAATGATTGGGGTAATGATAGTGTAGACAGTTATGAACACTTTGATGCCTGTTCACCAAATTGTGCTTGTGAACTGTGGGAAAAGTATATTCGTGATTCTGCGGGAGAGAGGAACACAATGTGCATTGAGGTTGAGCACATAAATTGCTGGACGCGGAAAGATACAGAGGTAAACGTTAATGCCTAACAAGGAGAAGGTAATCAAAGGTTTGGAATGTTGTGCCGCAATGAGTGGCGATGAATGTCGTGTATGCCCGTATGAACATGAATGTAGGGATACTGATTTACCTTACGGAATGTCACATCTTGCTGGTGATGCTTTCATTTTACTACAAGTCCAGCCTGACATTATTCGATGTAAAGATTGTAAATATGTAGAAGACTATACAGATATATATGATGACGATAGAGGATACAAATGTTTGAAACATCAGGAATACCACAGTGCTGACTGGTTCTGCGCTGATGCGGAAAGGCGGTGAAGTGAGATGACTTGGAGAGATGATCCGGTAACAGAAAAACAATTGGAAATGATAGATAACATGCATGATTTTTCTGAATATCCCTTGCCTCCATTCACAGGGAAAACCAAAGGTGACGCAAGTGACTATATAGCTACATGGCTGGCAAAATCTCACGAAAGTATTTTGGATTGTTGGGATAAAACACAAGGGATACCGTAAATGGGTGAAGTGCGAATGAATGTTAATGATATTTTATCTACAATGTATATGCAAAACAACGCATTGTTAAATGCTTTTAACCCAGAAGTTATAGCATTTCGTAATAAAGTAATAGAATTACAAAAGAATTGCCCAATGGTCGAATGGGAGCATGACATGGGAGCAACCATTCCATTTTGTAAGTTAGATAATAGTTTTTGTAATGATCAGTGTTTTTTTAAAACGAACAATTGTCCATGTGATACAAACAGGTGGTGAAGTGGGATGACTAATAGGGAGAAAGTAATCAAAGGCTTGGAGTGCTGCATGTCAGAGAGTCGCTGCTATAAATGCCCATATGTAACTGAAAATGAATGTGAGAATGGTACATCTTATTATTCAAAAGCTATTGAAGATGCTATTACTCTTCTCCGAGAACAAGAACCAGTAACGTGGTCATATGAGTATAATTGTTTCATATGTAGTAATTGCGGCTTAGCCATTGAAGATGAAGTACATTATTTGATGAATAAATCAATTAATTTTTGCCCAACCTGTGGAAGAAAGGTGAAGTGGGATGAGACTAATTGATGCTGATGCGCTATTAGAAGAAATGGTTGGTATCACAGACGGATGGCTAAAGCCGCCGAAGGGCTGGAAATGGTACGAAGATTCGGTAAGAAATGCTCCGACCGTTGACGTTTTACAAAAACTATGGAACGCACTATATGCCGAAGAAGATAAACTTGAAAAAAAGTACGTTGGTACGCCAGAACATGACAAATGGTTTATGGTTTATCGTCCGTGGCTTCAAGATGGTTTTGGAATTGCCATTAAGGCATTGTTAGAAACTTTCACGCCTGAACAGTTAAAGGAAGGTGAAGTGGAATGAAATGGGAGCAATTTAAAGAAGTGTATCCAGATACGCAAAGCTTTACAAATAAAGTTTTAACAGATATTGAATGTCCTAAATGCGGGAAGCATCTATTTCAAAGGACAGATATAGTCTTAACAAGTTATCCTTGTCAGTATCAGTATGAATGTGAATGTGGTTTTGTTGGATATGCTTTTACACAATGGGAAGGAGGCCAGTGAAATGGGATGAATGATGGCGACTTAGTATCTTGGGATTTCATTGATGAAATATATATGAAAATGCGTAAAACCCAAGATGATTTTATTTTTTCAACCATTCAACCGCATTTGGAAAAGATAATGGAAACTAAAATAAATAAAGAATTGCTTATTCGCGCGCTTAAAGAATACTTTAAAAACCATCCGGAGGAATATAAATGAGGTTAGTTGATGCAGATGCTTTATATGATGAATATCAAGAAGCAATGACGCGATTGCTTTCTAGTACCAATATAGAGAACATTTCCGCCGAAGCAATCAGTTTACTTTGCGGCTCAACTTTACTTCGGAAAGCGCCAACAATTAGTGGCGCGCGTTTGCTTACTCTTGAAGAAGCAAATAGAACATCTTGTACGTGGATAGAAATAAAACCTAATACCATTATTGGACCTAGATTGATTCGTATAGTACCAGTAGATATAACTGCGTGCCTAGTATACACTTTTGGTGCAGGTACGCCGACCTGTTATAATACATGTGATTATAATAAAACTTGGCGTTGCTGGTCTGCCCAACCTACTTTTGAAGAACGATTAAAGGAGAGATGGCTTGATGAAGATACAGGTGCCCGCGCATTGTAAGGAATGCTTTTATATTAAACAACTAGATAATTTAGTAATATGCGGATCTCCTTCATTTCCAGAAGAAATGAAGGTCCTGGATATTACATCATTTAAAGTTAATCCAGATTCTTCACCACCGGAATGGTGCCCTTGCATAGCAACAAATAATTTTATAGCAGCTCTGCCGCAAGAAAAACAAGAAGCTATTGATAATATATGGTGTGGGCTAGCAGAATTATTGGGATGGAATAGAAAGGAGTAATAATAAATGAATAATTATATTATCAATCCATCTATATTTTATTGGATGAATGTAATAGATACTATTCGAGGTCTAACTATTGTAACTTTAATTATATCACTAGCATGCATAATAATTGCATTAATAGGCTATTTTGTTGATATAGATGGAGAAGAAGATAGAGTCAAAGCCGCGAAAAAATATCGTAAACTGGTATTTATTGCAGGTATTATTATAGTAATTAGTACCATTATTATTATTTTTATTCCTGATAAAATAACTATGATAGAAATGTTAATTACACGAACTATATATGAAAATCAACAGTTTACACTTCAAGATATTAAAGAAGCAGTTGATTATATTGCACAAATTATTTAATTGACTTTTTATAAAAATTATGCTATAATTATTATAGAAAATAAAAAGGAGCTTATTGATAATGGATAAAAATTATCCGCAACCAATTGATGAAAGCATGCATTTGGAAAAAGAATGGTTTCAAGAAGCAAAAAAACAAACACTAGATACACTTACTCAATTTATTGACCATTTAATGACAGATTATCAGCATGATTATGGGACAATTTGTCATGCTATTGCCGCTGCAGCTTTGGCCGCAACTTATGCCGCGGATCAAAGCCCACAAGGTGGAATTACAGGATTCCAAGCCGGATTTATAATGTGGGATTTTGTTAGGCAATGGATGTATTCTAACAATGAGTGCGGTTTAAGACTCGTTAATTATGATGATATGCTTTTCCCGCAATATCAATATAAATTTGAAAAAATTATTAGCCCTGATACTTGGAATAAAATTCAAGAACAAGCTAAAGAATTGTTAAAGACTGAAGCTCATAATGCACATAACGAAGTCTATAAGCATTGGAAATCTATTGCTAATGGTCAAGTACCATTTGGATATATTGTTGAGGAAAATTGAATGTGTAAGTATTGCGAAATAGAAAATCAAGAAATGATAGTAGATGACGATAAAACATACTTCTATATTATGAATAATTTAGGTATTCGGCCATGTATTAAGTACGGGTCACGTTATAATTCACAAGATTACGATAGTGTTGATATTAGCTTTTGCCCATTTTGTGGCAACCAGCTAGTTGATGATGAGTATTTACAAATAGAAGGGAGTTTAAATTAATGAGTATTAAGGTGCGTTATATTGTAGATAAGGAACACAGAAAGGTTATTTGTCTACTAACTAATACAGAAGATGCTCTTTGGAGTTTCATTGACAAATATAATAAAGATATTATTTATTGGATTCCACTAAATAAACAAAAGACTATGCTTATAATGCCATCATGCTTCCGTGGTGTAGCAACGTGTGCGGAAGGTGATGAATGGGATGAAGAACTAGGTAAGAAAATTGCATACGCCCGCGCGCGATATAAGTTTGATTCTAGTTTCTTTAATCATGCTAATCATATGATTAACTATTGTGATCGCTCTATAGATGAACTTTCAAGCGCTTTAAATAGATATGGAGCGCGTATTAGTAACAATCATGCGCGACGAGATACCCAACTAAAGGAAAAGATTCCAGATTTTAAACTTTTTTCAGAGGAATAATATATGGAAAAGAAATTCCCAATGACTCTGGTACAAAAGCCAAGGTATGATGGTTTTGGCGTAGAATTACAAGAACTTGAATGGAATCAAGATAATTTTCAAGGTAACTTTAGAGTTTATGATTTGAATGAATGCCCTGAAGATGCTATCATTGGTCGTGATTTATTTGACGCAGATGATTTTATTTATGCCGTTCGTTTTGGAATGGATTTAAGAGATAAAGGATATACCAATTTACAAATTATCGAAAAGGATTATAAGGATGAGTAAGGAAGAAATTAAGCACTGTCCTCGTTGCGGAGGCGCCGCAAAAATTAAGTATGAAGCACCATATACTTGGGTTCAGTGTAAGAAGTGTAAAATGCAAGGTAATAAGATTCCGGATTATGGTACAGAAGAACGTGATCCTGAATCACGTGCGCTAGCAATTGAGGACTGGAATAATATAGAATAAAAAAAAATACCCTCCATGTGTAAACATGGAGGGCTTTTTTTATTATAAACCTAAAGCTGCGCGAATATCTTCTATTGGTAATCGAGCAACAGGAATTGTACCTGAAGCAATATTTGAACCATTTAAATTAGTTAAGCCTGAGCCATTCCCAGCGAATGAGGTGGCCGTGACCTTATTAGGAAATGTAACGTTTTGATCAGCATCCCATTTATAAATATGGTCTACCTGCATCAAATTATTACCGCTTATCCAGCAGTCGTTACCATAGCCATTAATGAAACCAATTTGTTGGGCCGCTGCGCGATTAGAATCAAAAGTATGACCAACCCGCGCGCATGTCATAAATGTCATGCGATAATTCCAATAGCGATCTGTCTGTGTAGTTCTACCTCCAAATGTCTCTTCTGGGAAAGTAATAAAATTTGATCCAGACCAACCTGTTAAAGTAAATTTAGTTGGGTCAGGTTCGGCCGCAACTTCCCAAGTAGTAGATGCCGCGCCAGTAGCTCGTTCAATTTTAATTGAAATTCCATTTTCATTGCTATTAGTATTAACATAAAAGTACATTCCAAATAAAGTGCTATACCTTTCAACATTAGTAACATGAGAGGAATTCCAATAATTATATTTATCTACTTCTTCTGTTCCTGAAGGTACATTGTATTTCATTGCTGTAATAGTTACACGTAAGCCGCAAAGGGTATTTTGTTTACTACTAATAGTTGGTAACGGAATCATTGTTGACTGCTCCCAGAAAAGTGTGCGTTTAACCGAGTCTGAGACGTGCGCACTTGTCCATGTTTGCCCGCCATCAATAGTTTGTTCTATAATTATTTGAGACGCGGGCAAAAACATCAAACGATTTGCTCTCGCAATATCAACTAAAGGCTGAACACCAATATCATTAGTACCGTTTAATGCCGCATTACGATGGACTTGAGAACTATCTACGTCTCTTGTGCCCCAATAAACATTAGAACCATTACTAGTAAGAACATCACCGTTATTACCAGCAGAAAATGTTACACTATCTGTAGATGGGGCTTCAATTGTCTAGAATTGCGCGCCCGTACCAAAAACTGTACCAGTTGCCCTTATATTGCCTTGAATTACTGAATCTTTAAGTTGTGCCATAATGCGCCTCCTTAATTTTCTATATATGATAGACTCTAAATACTAGTATCATTAGGTAAATTTATATTAGAACTTTTTTTAAACTTAACATTAGTATTAGATTCTATAAAAGTATTAGCACATACAGTGCCATTTTTATATAGCTTTATATCGCTCTAAACTTCCTATAATGATTTACTGAATAATTTATTGGTATTATCTATTTTGAATTTAGTTCTATATAACGATTCAACATCTGGTAATGTCAATGCGATCGCGTAAATACGAAAATCAGATAATGAATAGTCATGGCCTGCCCCGCCTAATCTAGTTATATCATGAAAAATCTTACAACTACCATTTACAGTATCAGTTAGTATTGAAACTAATTGATCGTTTATATACCATTCAACCTTATTTTTATGCTAAAAATCCCAAGTAATAGTATACAAATTCCATTCATTAACATTGGGCTCATAGGTTACAGTTGAACCATTAAAATCTAATACTACCTATGTACCATTTTTGCTACCAATAACTATAAATTCAGTATCTTCATCGAAATTAAATGTATTTGAAATCATTAAATAAGTAGCTTCTTCATTAGTATTAGAATGTAAGTTTACCCATAGACTTACACTTCCTTTGAGCATCTAAAGATACTCAATATATGGTAAAGTAATAAATGATGTTGCGTCTTTAACATAATAACTATATTTATAATTGTTATAATTTCCAGAATTGGTTGTATGATAAAGGATGTTTCCATTAATCTATCCATTATTATTTTGGCCGCTTGAGTCAATAGCAATTGCTTGTGATGAATCTTCTAATAAAGAAAGTTGCCAAGTTGTAGCTTTGTTTCCTCGCTCTACTTTAAAGCCGCAGAAGTCTACATTGGCAGAAGTAGTTTTTCCTGTCACTCCAAATATAAAACCAATATAATTATTTCCTATCATTTGAGATGTAGCAACAAATTGTGTATCATATCGTATCCATTCATCTGTATTTTGTATTTGTTTTGTCCATGTAAATAGACTTTGTCCTGTAGTTTTATCCCAAATTCGTAATTGTATTGTAGCAGCACCGCGGCAATAACAAGACATTGTATATGTTTCATTTTCAATTAAACTGAAATAAGGTTGGGAGTATTGAGCATAATCTTTATTACCAGAAGTATTATTCATAATTCTATATATTTTATGCCCCACAGGAATATTATAATCGGTTATAATTGCGGACGTTCCATTGCCGCCGCTACAAAATTCCCAACTCCTATTGTAATAATTAGATTTAGTTAAATCTGCCATTGCCGATACTTGACTAACAATATTTGGATTAGCATTATCTAATTTATAATGGAGCATTAAGCCTTTTGCTAGCTATTTCACTTCTGCGGCGGATAGGCAATGATCATAGATTCGTAAATCATTTACAACCGCCATATTATTAATTAAATTAAAATTACTATTTGCGGCAATTGTTAAAGGCTGGCCAGATGTTGTACGTTCGCCTACCTTATTACCATTCATATAAACTATTTGTTTTTGTCCATCGTAAACAAAAGTTACATGTATCCAAGTCTCTACTAAATCAGTGCTATCGTCTAGAAAGGTGTAGTCATCCCCATAAAATGCGAATGCCATTGCCCCGGTTCCTGCGCGTACGGCATAGTGTAGTTGAGTGTTTTGACCGCTATCGCCGCAACTAAATAGGTAGACGGTGAACACGCTTGTAGTAAGAGGTATCTATATAATTTTAACCCATAAACTTATTGAAAAATTTTGAGAATTAAAGATTTCGGAAAAGCGAGGAGAAATAATGTCAATATGCCCATGAAGACTATGGTGCCCAAATTTACTAGTTGCCATAAATTCAGAGCCTTGGTCAACTATGTAGCAAGTATCTAAGCCTAAATTTTGAAAATTATTATTAAAAGGAAACCAATAACGTAATGACATAAATTAACCTCTTAATTAAAAATAAAATCAATACTATCATCTGTAGTATTATACTGTATACTTGCTTTCTCGGCTCCTGCGTTATTTAATGAGCATGTTGTCATACTTAATTCTCCCGCGCTTGTAGTTGAATAAATATTCGAGTCAAAAATTTGTGTGCCAGTTGAAGTGGTTGAACTGGAAGTGCCTACAATATAGTATTTTGTTGAATTATTAATAGTGTTTAATACTTTTTCATCTACAGGGGTTGCGGCGGATGTAGTAATAGTAGGAGTAAAATATAAGTCATTCTCATTATATGTAATTGTATTACCATCTACAGTAAGAGTGCCACTATTAATTAATGTTTGATATTGCGCTTCGCTTAAATAGACAATTTTATTCAAACTGCTCATCTGTTATAGGTACCTCCTCTAATAATATTTCTTGCCAATTATCAGGAGAATCAATATTACTTAAAATAACATGGGGAGAATAAATCTCCCCATTTGTTAATATATGTCCTTCATCAGCAATTAATTCAATAGGTAATGTATCTGAAATTTTCATATTTTCCTCCTTATGCTGCTAATGTCCATCCTTTATCTGTAGCAATTGTGCGTTCTGCCGTATTTAGCATAGCTAATACATTCGCATGAATAGTTATGGTGCGGGCTGTAGATGTTTGCGGCAATGCGTTTAATATTACAAGTATAGCCTAATGTGTCATTTGCGGGCATACTGAAATGTTAATGTTACGTTTTGGGCTAAAGAAACCGATAACATTAGTTAAAGAACGACAATCGCTTAAGAAAGAAGTAAAGTTAGTTGTAATTGCTGGTATTGTCCAGTTACTGAAATCTACAGTACGTAGATTGCGGCAATTATTAAACATATAATCAATACGAGTACACGCAGGTAGATTTAAATTAGGTATAATTGCTTCTTCTAATGCGTAGCATTCAGCATAACAATAATACATAGTTGTAACCTTGGTTAAATCCATTTGCGGGAAATTTAATATTGATTTTAGACTATAACAATTGCGGAAAGTTTCAGCAAAACTAGTAACTTTACTAGTATCCCAATTACTGCCATCGGTGCCAATGGTAGTCAAATTCACACAATTTTTAAATGTATTTTGAAATAAAGTATTATTATCGAACTACCACTTACTTAAGTCTAACTATTTTAAACGAGTACATCCCTAAAATAAACTAGACACAGAAGTTATTGTATCGGTTTTCCAGTTACTAACATCTAATTCTTCTAGACTAAAGCAATTCTAAAACATACTTGTGACTGTTGAATTATTATTATATTGCCAATCTTTTATGCCTGTAATTTTGCGTAAACTGTAACAATTGGCAAACATAGTACCAGTTCCATCAGCATTAACATTTTCGGGCGAAAATGTATTAGGAAAATGAATCTAACGTAATGAGTGACAACCTGTGAATACTGCGGCGGCATGGGTACCGTGAAATATTAAGCCGGTTAAATCTATATATTTTAAATTATAGCAATAGGCAAACATACTGGTAACTTGCGCAACTTCTACAGTTGGCCATGCTGGTAATGATAAATCTGTAACGCTTCTTAAACCCGCAAACGTACTATTTAAAATTGTTACATTAGAAATATTCCAATTGCTTATGTCTAATTTTTTTATATTTCTACAATTAGTAAAAGCATGATATAAATTTGTTAAAGCCGATGTGATATTCCAATTCTAAATCGGTAATTCATCTAGGCTATAACAATCTTCAAATGTGGATTGTAATGTAGTAACTTTTGTTACATTAAGCTGTTCTATGCCGATAATTTGTTTTAAGCGCAGACACGATGTAAAAGCACCTCTAAGAGTAGTCAAAGCATTTGTTTCCCATCCTGAAAGATTTAAAGTTTTTAAATGTGTACAATGGTCAAATGCGCCATATAAACTTACTACTTTTTTTACATCCCAATGTGATAAATCTAACTCTTGTAGCCTTACACATCCCGTAAAAGCATAGTATAATGTAGCAACATTTGGTGTATAAAAATCGGTTAGATCTAAATCCATTAAATTGGTACATCCATTCCAAACAGATTGTAAATTAGTTAATGCGGCGCCATCACCATTACTAATTTTTTCTCGCTGTAGATAATATGTGCCCCAAGCTTGTAACGAGTCATTATTAGACATACCTAACATGTGTGGGATATAAGATACTCTTTCTACAATACGTTGCTTACGGTATGTTTGTTGGTGCCCTGCGCTATCAGTAATACTATGGCAATAACATCTTGTAATTGTTGTCCCTAAAACACGAACAACAGGATAGCCGCTATTTTTATCTAGCCATTCTTCATATTTATCAGATGTTGGTAGTAAAGTTTTATCAACAACAAACTCATTATTTGTAACATGCCCTATAGAACAAGTAATATTTGTGCCCAAAATTGTTAAAGCAATCGCAGATATATCACTACTTGTATCATAAGTCATGTAAATATAATCCATATTAGTTGGCTTAATAATAGCATCTAGGTCGGGCCAGCCTTGTGGCCGCGTCCAGGTCTAGTTATAGTCAGATATTATTTCGTAATTATTATCTACTAATTGTGTATCCATTGGTGGCAAAATATTAACTTGTACATTTCCTAAATATACGCTCATATCAATCTCACCACCGGTATTTTATTACAATTATTTACTACCCAATAAGTTCCATCATAAGTTAAAGTAATAATTTCGTTTGCGCTCCAAGGAGAAGCACATTCTTTATTCCATATGATGGTTTTTGCGCCAGTATTACTGATATTTAATGTTGGAGTAGTCGCTGTATTAGCATATGAGAACTTTATATGTACTGATACACCAGTAGTTAATTCAAAGTTTGTAATAGTCACAAGTTTTGCGGCAGTATTGCCTGTGGTGGCACATTCTCCATAAGTGCTACCTGCCGCTAAAGCTAAATCATACGCGGCTTTAACCGCGCTAGGCGTTGCGGCTTGTGTAGTAGAAGTGCTGTTGGTAGCAGTATTTAACTGTACTATGCCTGCGGTTGAAGTAGAGGCATTAGGTACTTGTGGAGTAATGTTGATGGTTTGTGCTGTGCCATCAGATGGTGTGACGGTAAATTGATTTGTTCCACCAGCAAATGTATAAGTAGTATTAGAATTACTATTGTCAGTATCCCAAGCAGGTATACCATTGGAGTTTACTTTTAATACTTGTCCTTGACTACCTATACCTAGACGATTTGGAGTATTATTATCAGAATAATAAATTATATCTCCTTTTGCAGTTCCAAGTGATTTTGGGATATAATTATTTAGTTCAGTATTAAGCTAGGAATTAACATAGTAAGTGCATGATATATTCCCTGCATCAGCCCAGATGTTGTTGGTCCCTAATAATGTTGTGATTTCTTGTGGAGTGAGGGTGTAGGTGATAGGAGTGGCAAGTTCATAACAGATTTGAAATGGATTGCTTGCTAGATATTCTCTATACTCTGTAAGTGTCATTGTATCTTGCTCTTTCCAACGAATAATGCCATTCTTGAAGAATGAAATTACGCCTTCAGGGCTTCCATTATTTGTATTATCAACCGTTCTAAATCTGTCACAGATAAGTTTTTCATTGACATCACTAATTGGAGGGATTTTTATAGTCGCGGTTGTTGTATACCAAAAATATCCGTCATTACTTTCTGATCTACCCTGAACATTTGTGTTCTCTACAAAACACCTGTCTACTACTAATACTCCGTTCATTACATCCAACATTCCGCCGTAGACTGTTCCTGCTCCTGTGGGGAAAGTAATGTCGTAGGTCTAACCTTGGTAGGGTTCATATTCGGTTGCGGTTGAGCCGAGTTCGAGTTGGACTGTTATCTCATCCCAATAATCAATATTTACCCCTGCTTTATATAGCATAATGGAACATGCTTGCGCTTTGCTTACAGAAAATGTGAGACTATCCCTGGCATAATTTGTAGCAATATTGATTCCATCTTCATCCTTAACATATATTCCAGACATGACTTCAGATATAGATACAGTATAAGTGCCGGGAGCAAGAAAAAGTGAACCATCTGGTTTTGGATTTCCACTAGCTATGATTCCACCTATTTTGTAATTAGAATTACTCTTGTTAGTTATTGTGGGGTTCCACAGATTCTTCCCCGTCCTATTAACTTTTACGCTATCCCATCCAGTGATTGGACAGATATTGGAAAAGGGAGCGAATGTATCATCGCTGTTGTTTGCCACACGAATCATGGGCTTAAAAACCAAGTTATTACACGTGTAACCATTTTTGATATAAATACTACCACCAGAGACCGTCGTATCATTATTTGTATTTCCGTTACCATAGTCGCCAGTATATGACGGTGTGATATACATAAAATACGTACTGCTCGAACCACCAGTCGGACATCCAGTTATGCGATATGCACCGTTGGGAAGCGGCGTACCACCCTGTGATTCTCGAAACTGAGGAGCAAAGATATCGAAGAAAGAGTCGGTACTCGCTGTGCCATTTAACGTAAATGATCCGTCGCCATTGTTGGTGCACGTGATGCCATTTTTTGTTATAGTGGGATACGTTGAAGCATCATAAAGATTCTTCCCACCCCCCGCAGGCCACGGATTGTCGTATCCGTGCAAATCCTGTACCGGCTAAATATCAATTTTACATTCTTTTAGTGGCTTTTCCGCTGCGTCTTCTATATGAATGATATTTGTTGAATCTACTTTCTTAAATAAAGGTTTCATCATTTCTATATCATTAAAATATACATTAGAAGGATTTATGGTAACTATTTTCCCATCTTTATAAGCATAAATTGGATGCTTTGGATGTAGACTTATACAATAAGCATTATATGTTCTACCTAATAATAAATACCAATATCCATCATCACTGGTCGGCAATTCTTGTGTTAGTGGATCTGCACTAGCAAGTTTAACTTTATTATTAGTTGTTGGAGTTACAACTAAATAAACATCTTTATGAATGGTAAAAGCAGAAGTTGTTATATTAAAACTGTAACGCAGATCTATTCCAGACATAGAGTAGAATAAGGCCGTCGCAGCAATGCCTGCGTCTTTATTTACCGTAGTAGTAGAATAATAATAAAATATATCTTTAAAAGGATTAAATTCTACATCCGTTAGCATTGTTTTTGTAATACCTGTAACATTATTATCATTATTTAATGGTGTTAGTCTATCATCATCTACATGGAAAAGTAGTTGATACCTATAAAGAGGGCTATCAGCAATATAATTCCCATTATAATAATATAAATTACTTATACTTGTAGTATTGCTATCACCAGATTGTCTTAATCCTTGAGTATAAGCATCAAAATTCTCATATGAGGTATTAGTGCTAGAATACCAATTAGTATGAGTAGCCCTCTCTGGGATATTATCTGGCGTTATTAAGTCATCTTGTAACTCAACTTCACAATTTTGATAATCTAATAATTCTACAACAATATTTCGTTTATATGAAGTATTAGTCTGATTAGTAGCATATATTAAATTAAATCCAATCCATCCTCCGCAATTATTATTATATCCTGTTTCAGACACTCTAAAATATGAATTATAATAAATAGGACGATAACTTGTCGTTTTTATTTTATTCATACAAGCATAGCCACTATATGTATTTGCATAACCCCATAATTCAAATGTAGTATCTGTTTCATAAAGCTCTTGGCCAGGTACGGTAGCTAACACTCGTGTTTTTATATACCATTTAGTATTATAAGTATCACCACGTACTTTTAAATAAAAGAAACCGCCACCTTGATTACTATTTGCTGTAGCAATTACATTTGTATAAGTATGAGTAGCTAATGGCTGTATCTATTGTAATGTTATCGGAGACAAACTCATTTGATCTCCTGCTTGTTTAATAGCATAAGTACCATTACCACTATTATTAAATTCAGGAAAATAATTAGATTTTGCTAAATAACGAGTCTCATGTCCTACTGGAATTGCCACATCGCGGGTTTCCGCGGCGACACCAGCATCAGTAAATTCTTCTGTTCCCCAACTATCAATCTGTTGTACTTGCTGGTAGGGGTCGGCGGTTTCGGTGGTGGGAGTGGCGAGTTCATAGACCAGCATCACGCCGGACATGGCGGCTTTAAATGCGGCGGCATCGGTGTAGGAGGTATCGCAAATATAGACATTACCATTGAATGTGCATATTGACTTATCAATAGCTCTCCCTTTAACAGGAGAATCGTCTGGCTTATAGAGCAATGCCATAACAAGATTGGTTGATACATCTGATGCGGCGGCAGGTAATAAACTTGCATTGAAGCGTTGGATGGGTTTTGTATCAGAAGATGCTGAGTATATCCACGTCAGCGTCCCCAAATCCACGATCCCGTACCTTCTCGTCACCGTTCCATCCGGCAGGTACTCATCGCCGTCATAGTACAGTTCGTTATTGCTGTCCAGTTTCGGGATGCCCCGGAGCGTCAGGGTGCTGTCCAGCGGGTAGCTGTTCTTCTTGTACGGTTCGTACTCGCCGTTGTGAGTGCCGTCATGAACGAGGTTAAGAGCAATATTGTTTTTATATGGTGTAGTATAAGTACCTGTATAGAATCGCATACCATAGGCATTCGCAGGAGTGGTGAATGTATGGTTTGCCACAATAGAAAAGCTATTTCCCGATCTTGCATCACTGCCACTGTCGGAAATGTCGGGGGTAGGGATAATATTTCCGTCTACATCATACAAAATTGTCCAGTTATATACCGGAGATTTCCAATAATATGTTGTATTCGGTAAAATCTTAATAATGTTCTTTGAGCGGATTTGCTTCGTAACAGCCAGATTTGCACCAGTTGTTGTATTGAATGTTCCTTCTTCCCACTCTTCGTCCCATACATTAAACCCCACCATCTCGTGACTCGTAGCTTGTACACTCATCAGTTCACCTGCGTTGTACTCGTAGTAGTCCTTCGGAAACAGTTTCTTGAACCAAGCAACGCCAGCGCCGGGAGTGGCGGTTTCGAGGGAGTAGATGTAGTCAGCAATGGTGGAGCCGAACATCTGGGTGAGGTCGATTATCATATATGGATGCGTTTCAGAAAATTCTGCTAGCATCCCTTGTGAATTTATACGTATTACAACGTCTGCTACTGTTTCGTCGTTCACTATTTTAACAATACCATTGACATTTGAGACATAATTACCTAAATAACCTTGCAGACGAATATCATAATTTTCCAACGATGAGGCACCAGTCATATATACAATATGATTTTTCGGAATAAGTTTATTAGTAGTAGTAACTCTAAACTGACCTTGATATGTACCTTGTCCATGTATTGATAACATGCCATTCGTGATTGAAAAAGTAAACCCATAGACAGAGCTTTCTGCTCTATTCATAGCTGCAAACTGATTCCAACATATAGTCCCACCAATAATTTTATCTAAACTTTCATAATCCCCTATATCTTCTATCCCCTCTCCTGCCGGACGATAAAGATATGGAGCATTATCACTTGACTCTTCAAAGTTTTTTAAATACTCACTAAACCTGTCATCTCTTAAATTATAAACTACTCCATCTGGAGTTTTAATTTTACTTATATCTGCCATAATTTACCTCCTTTCTCATAAAGAGATAAATTACTGTACAGTAATAGTCGCTTGAGTACCAGTAAAAGTCGGCTGGGAAACAGTACCATTAGCAGTAGTAGTACCGGCAAGTTGTACTTTTGTACCAGTAAATGTAGGTTGTGAAACAGAACCACTTGGTGTACCACTAACACTTACATCTCCTTCATCACCAGTAAATGTTGCTGTATAATCAGAAGGAACTGGGATATTATCAGTAACTAGTCTTACACCAGTACCAGTAAATGTAGGTACAGAAGCAGAATATGCGGCATCCCCTGTTTTTACTGTGACTTCTGCGGTAGTAATAGATGCGCCAGTAGTATAACCTAATTGATATAAACTTAATGTTTCATCAGAAACAGAGTAATAAGTAATATTATTACTAGGCGCGGTCGCACCAGGTGCCGCCGCGACAACTGTCTTAGCCACGGTCACACTTGTAGGATTCTTAATCTTACTTGTTGCGCCCGCGGTTGCTACACTAATTGTCGGCGCTGAAATTGTTCCTCCCGGAGTATAAGTCACTGTGCCACTCGCAGCAGGACTTACAGCCGCGGTCTTATTAGTTGTAGATTTAGTTGTTACGGTTACTGTTCCATCGGGTGTAAATTTACCAGTAGAAGATAGCGCATTGCCGCTAAATGTAGGCTTAGATACAGTTCCCGCAGGTTGATAGTTCCCAGAAGTGTTACTAGTAGCAGTAATAGTTACATCTGAAGAGGAACCAGTAAATGTAGGCTGAGAAACAGTACCGGCAGGTTTATAGCTACCAGAAGCACTGTCTTTATATGCGAGTGCTCCTAAAGATTCAAGACTGCCTAAAGCGTGCCATTTATTGTCAGTACCATAAATAAATTCTTGAGTCCCATAGAAGAATAATTGCCCAGTTGCGGGAGTCTTATCTACGCCACTGACCTTAGGAGTTTCATTGCCCCCATCAGTTAATTCTACAGAAGAAACGCCAACAAAAACAACTGCATCGCCGCCAGCAAGCGCAGCAATTTGACTACGCGCCTAGGCGTCTTTTATATCATAAGTAGTACCAGAGGGTAATGTAATTTTACTAATATCAGGCATATTATATACCTCCTTAATCTCTATTAATGATTAATGTTTCGTCTAAAACATTATCTTTACAGTTAATTTTATTATTCCAAAATTCACGTTCTTGTGCGGTTATATGGCGTTCCGCATCATTAATATGGTTTATAATATAATCATCAAAAAAAGGTAAATCAATTAAATAACTAACGCCATCACCTATTTTAAAAGATGGCTGATAATAATCAACACCATCTTTAGTTACAGTTGATTTATCTGAATAAATAATAAGTGCGCCCGCTTTTGGAATATAATCTCTCTATTGATTCCATTCTTCAGTTGTATGATACTCTGCGATAGTAGAATTGCCATTAGTAACAAATGGTAAATCTATTACTGGCGTTGTCCCATCTCCTACCTTTAAACGAGAAAAAGGGTGAGATTCATCAGTTAAATAAATGATGATCTCACCTCTTAGGGGAATAAAATGTAAAGCTTTATTCCAATTAGACTCAGTATCACTTTTCAACTGAATGCGTGCTTTCACAGTATTTTGTGACATAATGCACCTCCTTATTTAGCATCTTTTCAGCTAAATGCATTGCCGCAATCGTAAATTAGATTTTCGATTGGCAATGCTTGGACAGGTATATATAAATATGTAATTGTAGTGGTAGTATCCTAAATTATATGAGTACCAACAATTGCCACTCCTATTCGCGCGGCCAAATCTGAATAGACTGCCTATGTAGCACTCTTAAAATAATATAAAATACCAGTTTCTTTATCTAAATATAAATCATATTCTATTCCAGGTACTGGGAAAGTCTAAAGAGTCCCAGAATGAACATTTTGCGTATTAAATTTAGTCCAAAAATCATTTTTTGTTCCCACAAAACCATATTTTGCCGCAATGTTAAAAATGGCGTCCTCTAATATATTTTCATCAATACTTGTTGGAATAGGTAAAAATGGGTTTATAGCGGATGGATTAATAATAGGTAATAGATTATACTATAATAGGCGGTCTCGAGTTCTTTTTCGCTCACGATTCCAAGTACGCATATTATGTTCCTCTAAGTGTCAATACTCCATTAGGAGTAGTAATAAGAGTATATATGTCTTTGAAAATTGTTGTTAGATTAGTTAATACACAATTCTAACCCTCTATTAATGTATCGCCTATAACCAAGTTGGAAGTAATCCGATATAACCTATTATTATAAAATACAAAATCATTTTCTTGATAATCTTTAGTAACTATTGCTGTAGTTTCTACATTACCCAAGATATTAACATTTAATAAACTACCATTAAATTCATCTTCCAGCGCCATAACTTCATGTAATGCTTGTACTGTGGGGTTGTTTTCAATAGCTTGTACCGCGGCGGTAGCTTCTCCTGCGGCTTCTTGCGCTGTTGTTACTGAAGTAGATAACAAATTCACTTGAGTCGGTGATAATAAAGCGTCTTGTACTGCTAAAAAATTATCGCCTGTCTCTCGTATTTCACAAGCAGGCATGTCATAAGTAGCATAATATGAATCAACTTCAGTTCCATTTACAATAATTCCTTCTACATATTCTGGATTTTCCCAGAATCTAATATCCCAGTAATAATGTCCTGCTTTTAAATTAACTGTATCACTATGCTCAAGCCGCACGGTGATAATCTAATTTTCTATATTTAATTCTTTCTACAATATACGTTGTTGAGTGCGCGGATCAAATATAGTAAAAAAAGCAGTACTGGAATCTAAATTAATGTTTGGTAATACTGGGACAGAAAATGTCCCAGTATCACCACGAGGAATAATTAATTTACGTTGTAATAAACGTATCATTAACGATACCGCCTATCATAATCATCATAATAAGAACGATAATATCTAAATTCATTCTCATCATCATAATTATAGTTGGCATAATTGCCTTCGCCGCGCCGACGGTAATGATAATCGCTATTATTTAAATCACGAATCTTCTTAGCATATTTAGCTTTAAGTTCGTTTTGCTCCTGTAAAATATAGTTCATATCATATCCAGAATTTTCTAGCGCCATCATTTGTTCTTCCGCGCACTCAATTTCTTTTTCTACATGATCAATTAGATAATCTAATTTACGAGCAGCTTCACGTTCATTCTGTTGTTCCAGCCGCTGAGTCATTTGAGTTAGATAATTTTTAGTATCCTTTTCATAATCAATCCAGCGCTTAAACCCATCTCTTACGGCAGTCCGTTTTGTGCTAGCATCAACATCATAACGGGTATGAGTATACCAATTTTGAGGAATAACATTAGCATAATTGTTATTATTGCTCATATTGGTATTGTTAGGTTGCATACCATTTTGATTATTATTTGACATATTAGTTAGCGCCGCCATCATGCTCGCGGGCTGAACTAATTGATTATATTCTTTCATATACATATCTTTAGCTTTGCGATATGTAAGTAATTCGCATAGCATTTGATATTCATGGCATTTTTGGTATCCAGGTAGATTTAAAAAGCCATAATAATCAGCAAGTTGTTCATGCATTTCAACACCTTGCTTCATACGATTAATTAATTCAGAATAAAGGGATTGTAATTCTTGATTTGCTTGTGCCATAAAAATCCCTCCTATTAGCATAATTTACTGACTATAACATTATAATGCGCGTCAGTTGCACCAACATCTGATGGATTAATAATTTGTACAGCTGTAGGAGCAGAAGTACAATTACAAGGGCAATCACTTTGAGCAACAGTAACAATTGCTTGAGTCTTTACAGAGGTTAAATCTCCTACTGCGGTTGTAGACCTATTGATCGCATCAAGGCGAGGAGCTCCATTCACAGCAACCTGTACAGCAAAATCGCCAGCATCCGCTACGGTGCCATATGCGTCAACAGTTACAAGATATACGCCGCGCTTATTTAATAGAATTGTACCGCCAGTTAAATTAGCAGAACATCCTTTAGCATATGTTACACTATTTAATGGAACTGTTGCGCCTGCGGCAACTGTTAAGCCATCACTATATACTTGAATCATATGAAAATACCTCCATATAAATAAAAAATAAAGGCGCACCTATTTTAAGTGCGCCTATTATAATATGTGAAACGAGACACACTAAATGTGTTCAGTGTTAATTACATATTCATTCCATTGCAACCGCAATTGTTATTGCAGAAAGGATTACTGCCAGCGTTGTAAGTCCAACCGTTAGGATAACGCATCACTCCTTGTAGCTGATTGGCTAGTTGTAGCTGTCCGATTTGGTCACGTAGGTCTTGAATAGTATTGCCAGTCATCGCATCAATAATACGCTGAGCTTGAGCAGTAGTATTAGTATTAATTGCGGTAGTATTCATCGCATTTTCATAACGTGCCTGCGCAATTTGAGAAGCGATGTTATTGCCTACTTCATTAATTAGCATACGTGTGTCACAACAGCACTGATTCTGGTTGGCCATAAGAGTCATTTGATTGGTACGAATATCACCGATCTGAGCGGTTAAAGCGGCCTGGATGTCTTTTTCAACGTTAATATTATCATACTTAGCCTGATTAGTAGCAGCGACGGCCTGAGCAGTACCATTAGTAATCGCAGTCATAAGATCACGATTTTGGTCTTGTAAATCAGAAAAATTCATACCGGCTTGTACAAAATCTTGAGTAGCGTATTGAGGACGATAGCCACCGCCATTACCCCAATTGCCGCCAAAACCGCCGCCCATTAAAGCAAGAATCGCAAAAAGCCAAATCATACCGCCCCAGCCTCCATTGCCAAAACCATCATTATTATTACCAGTTAATAAAGCGACATCAGATGCAGAAAGAGTTCCATTATCATTCATAATGTTTCTACCTCCCAATAAAATATTAATAAAAAAAGACTGTCATTGTGACAGGCTTTGTTTTATACTATCTAAAAATATATCAGGATCTACTCCGACTTGTTTGGCATAATTATAATATGCTGTTCTTGAATCGCCGCCCATTAATTTAATAAAATTAATAGCTTGCATCATTTGAGGATTACTTGCAAGCATTTGATTCATCATGGCTTGAGGATTTTTTGCGGCAGAAACAGTTTGTAAAATGTTTTTAAATTGTTGAATCAGTTGTGGATTCAGCACTGGGTTGCCGCTGCTTCTTTGGCTTTGTAGTTCCAAAATTGGATTGTTGTACATTTGCTAAAGCCTCCTCTAATTTACTAACTCGGTCTGATAAATCATTTAAATTAACAGAAGATTGTGTTTGATGGGGTAATACATCAAAAGGAGTTACTGTAAGATAGCCAGTACCATCGGTTTGCGCATACCAAACAATTGATGCCGTTTCGTCTAGTAGTAAAGCATCGCTATTAGGTGCCATACGTACATTACGAGCACCAGCCTCACCATTTACTCTGACCACATGCATTTGCGGTAGAAAAGATGGTGCTGGATTATATGACATAGGATTCATACTAGCGGTATTGTTCATCGGCATATTCATGTTCATATTCATATATGATTGCATATTTCCTCCTTATTCTAAATATCGTCCACAATATGGGCAATATTTACACACTCTCATATTATTCGCGCGATCCAAAAAATAAAGATCAATATTAGCGTGTTTCTTGTTATCGTAACAAAATCCACATTTTTCTTCATCTAGTGGCTCTTCATAAGGTGCTAAATTGTTCTTTTCAAACATATGTTTTTTTATTCCTCTTATTTTTTAAAATTTAGTATGGTAGACCACACTAGTGATTGTAGAGATCCCCTACATATGACATGTAGGGGATCTATATAATATCTCATATTTTTTTCGCCACATTATAATAATTTTAGGTATTGTGACATGGCATAGCCTATTTGATTGTTATATTGAACTTTCCACCATTCTGGATTACTCATATCTAATACTAATACTTTAGTATTTTGAGGGATATGAGCTAAAGAAGTGGAACTTTTTGTAGGTTGTTGCCGCAGATTTAAATATTTCCCAGGGTTAATTGTAATAGCTTCTTTATATTCATTTACTGGTAAAGATGGCTCTACCGGAGCGGGAAAATTTTCATTATACGCGATACATTTTAATTCGCCCCATGAATCCCAATGAGATAATTTAGAAGTAACTACTCCAAATTTAGTTCCCTTAGCTTCAATAACGGTATCATTTCCAACATATACCCCCACATGGTGTTTGCGGCCTTCAGCGTTTGTAAGAAATACTAAACTACCATCTAATGGTTTAGTGCCATCCGCGCGCAATCCTCCATTCAGCTTGCCTTTTTTGCGGCAATAATCTGTATATAAATAGTGTGAGCTATGGGAAACTTGTTCTCCTAATTCATTACAGGCCCATCTAATTAGTCCAGAGCAATCTGCGACACGTCTACCAATCCATTGGCTCCCATAAGCTTTTGTTTTTTGCCAATTTTTATGAGACGGTTGTGAATAGGCTTTTTGTAGGGTCGCAGTCCACGTGCGGCCCCACATGCCCCAAATATAACCCCAATGCTACTATAATGGGATATATACTTTTGTAATAAAATCAGTAACTGCTATCATGTTACCATCTCCTAAGCTTAGTATACAAATTCACGATCTTCTCCTACACCAATACGAGTTAAGTTAATTTTTCTCTGGTTACGATTAATACTTACAATATCAAATGCTTGTTCATTAATAGTGCCCACAGGCATATCATCTTTATTATGCCGAGTGTCACAGCGAGTGACAATAACAGGAATACTGTTTGAACCAGATGCGTCTAGACCAATTGCTAAAAACGCATTACTATCATAACCTGTCCATACTATATTAAAATCAACATGTTTATGCCCGCAAATCATACAAATTGGCTCACAAGTTGCTGTAGAAAAATCAAAGGTAGTAGTAGTAGAAGATGAGCGACCAGATTGTACCGTACAACTGGTATGATTTTGTAATGCTACAAGCATTTTTGCGATACTTTGAGAAGGTGGATTTAATGCTAATGTCTCTGGGTCATCTACAAACTTATGCGCGATAAGTACAACACCATAGCCATTAGGAGTATGTATTAATACATCATATAACCACGGTAATTGTTTATATAATTCATTCACATTAAAAGATACTAAGCTCTATAGTGGATTATGCGGTGTGCCACTACAAAGCACTATATAACGAATTTTTTCTTTACTATTGTCAAAATAATAGTGTAGTCTATTCCAATAATAATACTATGTTGAAGAATTATATTGTGGATTATCTGTAAATACGCGGCCGTCATCGGCATAAGGAGCAATACAATTATTATATACTTCTTCAAAAGTAAGAGCTCTAGACCTAAATTCTTCAGAGCTCATTCCCTATGGAACGCCACCTGATTGATTTAAATCATGATCTCCTAAAGTATAATAATAATCTTTATAGAAAATATCTTGTACCTTATTAGAAAATTGCTTTAATAAATAAAGACCTTCTGCTCGTGTACTGGTGCCGCCATTACCTAAAATGTCTCCGCCACAAATTAATTTATTAATCTTTAACTTATTTTTAACGTATCCTACTATTTCCGCACTATGCTTAGCATTCCATAGCCAATGTGGGTCAGTCCAGAAGATAAATCTATCATTTGCTTTGATAGCTTTTGCTTCAGCAATCTTATCAGATAAATAAGTTGTTTGTGCGGTTGTATCATCTAAAAAGTAAGATGGAATAGCAGTTGTTAAAGCATATGTATCAGCAGTAGAAGAAATGTAGTCTATTTGACTAGCAGTATCTTCTTGTACAGTAACTAAAGTTTGATAATTTAATGTAAAGTCAGCATAGCTATCATTAGAAATTATCCATAAGTTAGTTTCAGGACTAAATAATTGTAACTATGTTAAGTCACTAGTGGTGTATACGCCGTCAGCCTTCGCGGGTAAAGTAATCTATTGAATCTAACCTGGTATATATTCTTTTAGCTATGTTCCAATAGTAACTTGTGGATATAATCTAAGATGGTCACATACTGTTCCTTCAGATACATAAGTATTTAGATAATACTACACATCTTCTTCAGGGCAAAAATCATATCCAGTTGCCGGAATAGCTATTTTCACTGTTCCACCACCAGAAGTAGATGTAAGCATTAATCTAAAATGGTCAGTTGCGTTTTCACCGCCAGAGATATAATAGTGTACGTTTGCTAAAAATTTCATTTTAGCTAGATAATTATAAGTATATGAACTGGCTGTCCCATCAATTTCTAAATATAAGATTCGCTGATTTGAATCTCTTATACAAGTATAAGTTAAACCATTTTTTGTTTGTGGATCACCATCTTTAGTAAAGAGGTTTTGATTTGATACCATTAATGTAACATCACTATTAGTAGGAGTAACTAAGGAAATACTATTAATGGTTTCAACATCAGAAGTCGGTATATTAATTATTTTATTTGTAACTGTGACTTCTTCAGAGACAGTTTTTGTATTGCTATTATTACTGCCATTACTATTATTATTACTATTACCATTACTATCATTTTGGTTATATTCAGCCGCATTTAATAATTGAATTATAAATCGCGCTCCATTGGAACCACCATTATCCCATAAAGAAACATATATTTTCCCATTATCATAAATAATACCTTCTGGCTCTAATTGATAATTACTACCATCAATATAATTATAATTATTAACATAATATGTTTCTCTAGAAACAATAACATTATCAACTAAACTATAATAATCTAGTTGCGTATCTTGAGTACCACTTAAGACTAAGAATCCATTTCTATAGTGTATAATATTTTGTCTGGTCCTAGTGGAATCTATATTAAAAGGAATTGTATTTAAAACTTTTAAAGTGCCATTAAATTCAAATTCTGAATCAACGTTTATACGAGTTCCATAAATAGTATCTCCTTCTAATACATTATTACCTGTACCTAGTAAGCAATGATATAATGTATTATTCCATAACAGATAAATAGTATTCCAAGCATCTCCTTGAATAACAGAGAAACTGCGGCTGGTAACAAAAGGTAACTATATCATTAAACAATTTGAATCAGTATAATATAAATTTGTTGCCGTACTAGCATTTTTAAACATTACTATTGAACCTACATTATTTAATATAAAGTTACTAACAAATAATACATCAGTAAATTCATTATAAAATAGTGTACTACAATGACCTAAATTATGATAAAAAATCTAATGATTGGTAAAATTTTCAGTAATAGAATAAATTTTGCCTAAATAAGAAGTATGATCATCCGCGCTTGAAGTAAATTGTAAAAATTTATTTTTAATTTTTACAAGCCCTTGAATTTGATTCGATGTATTATGAATAAATACTGGCATAGACGCAAGATTATATTTGCCATTTTTTAATATATCTACAGTTTGTTTAGTTACTACATTCTTATAAGAAATAGTAATCGCACTCGCATCTAATAATGTTAAATTAGAATTATCATTTTTTCTAAAAATGATATGAATGTATTTTGCCGCGGCATAAGTTGAACGTAAATTTTCAGGAGTCATTGGAGTAGTGGTTTGCCGCCACTGAGCTGTCTTACCAATAAATGTCTTATTAGCATCAAAAATATAATAATACATACCCCAACCTGTAGGAGTGATGATATGCTATATTAAATCTAAATTAAGATATTCTTTGATAATTAATCTATTTGTCGCAGTAATAATTGTGACCCCATCTGTATCATAACCATTTACTTCCCAAGTTAATGTATTATAATCAGCAATATCTATTGAATTAATAGATTCATCAGTTGAACCACTAATGGTGCTATTACCTCCCGAAGCAATAATCGCACCTAAATCAACATAATTTCCTGTTACAGGATCTTTATAATTCAATATTGTTGGATTTAAAGTAATTGACATAAACTCACCTCTTATTAACTTAATACAGATTCTGTATTATCTGTCAACATATCTTTATTTTGTGAAACCACTCCCGCGATTAAATTGGTGAGGGTAGTAACATTAATATTTTGTATATCAACAATATTATTACTATTCCAACTGTCCCCTAAGGTTGGCGCGGTTTCTAGTAAATATCCATGAACGCCACATTCCCAAGCAGCCCATTTATCCATAGTACCAACTTTCCTAGCATTACTAACTCTAAATAAGTTATAATTATAAGTATTAATTTGGTCACTATTACTACCGTCTGCTAATAAATAACTCCAAGTAGACTTACAAATATTATCTAAGCTATGGAATACGCTTAATGCTACGCGACTGTCAATATCATATGCCGAAGTAACATAGCCTAAAATATGCCCGTCTGAGAAACTTTGGCAATTGTGTAGATTAAATAAGCAGCAAGCATCTGGATTGTCTTTAATAAACTGCATAATAATTTGTGTCTCTGCTTCTGAACCGCCAGTAGGACCTGGATAATCAGCGTCACCAACTTCGCCGGATGCTGTCCAATCTGAAGTGGGGAAATTGCGGTTTAAATTCACACTATTTACATTAAAATTAGATTTATTTCCATAGCCCCAAGGATTACAGGTAGGAATAATTTTTATTGTACAATATTCCCAAATACGAGCCAGTGGTCCGGAGCTATGTTGTTCTAATAATGTCTTTATAAACTTATAAGTATCATATGGTATACCAATTTCTGCCCCGTGTATATCAGTTAATAATAATATTTTTAAATGGGGTACTACGAAAGGTGTAGAGCTTTCATAATATGAATCAGTATGACTATTAATGGTGTAGCATACTATATCATAAGTATTACTAGCATCTTGGCCTAAAATCTCTTTACTAACCCAATGCGGATAAAGTGCCATTAAATTGTCATATGCGGTATATAACGCATTGACTCGCTCCGCGGCGGTCGCAGTAGATGTGGTTCCAAAATCTCTAATCGCTACAGTATCTTGTATTACAGAAGGCTCCATATTGTAAATAAAGGGCACAGGTTCTACAGGCTGTAATAAAGTAAAAGTAAAATTAGATGCTAGCGCCTAATCAGCTAATTTAGATGTATCTTTATACCCAATACCAATTTTAATATAGCAATCATCAGTAATAGTATAAGAACTACCATCGGTAATCATGCTTTGATATGAGACGAATGAACTAGTTCTCGGATATTGATAAAAAGCTATATTATATTGTACAGTATTGTCATTAGGCGCGATAACGGAACCTTTTAAGGCATGAATAAAATCATTAGTCACACTACGTTTAGTGTTACTAGCAGTATTGCCGTTACTAGAAAGTTGCCTGCCTACAATAAAAGTAGGCTTAAGCGCGCAAACTTTGTAATTATTATTAGTTGATTTATTAGCCGTATTTTTAATAGCTTGTAACTAACTTGTTAAAGTTACTTGCTAAGCTGCCGTAGTAATTTGCGCGGTTGGTGTATAATCAGTCGTAAATTTATATAAATTATTATTACTATATACATAATCTCCAGTATGATAAGAAATCATCGGGTCAAACCTAGACGCCACAGAACCAAAAAAACGATCATTAGTATATTGATTAGCAGAGTCTCTTGTGGCTGTATAAACATCCGTTTCTGTCCATTTGGCGGGATTAAACGCACCCGTGATAATTTCTACGTTCGCTATACATTTATAAACTTTCCCCTAATATGATACAACATTTCCATATGAATAAAAACTATTTTCATCATATGCGGGAACGATGTTTGTTAAATTAGTTCCGCCATCAAGTGATTCTAAATCTTCTCTTGTAATTAATTCTATTGGGTCATCTGTAGCAGTTTTTATCCAAATTTTAGTATTTTCATCTGTAGGTTCTGTATCTGAAACAACAATCATATTTCTCGCCACTTTATCTTTTAAATAGTGTCGATTTGTATTATCGCCATTAACAATATCTATATATTCATATTCATTACTTACATTGACTGCCATAGCGCATTCATTCCTCCTTTTATATAATTATTTTATAATGAAAATTAAGTTCTATAAGTTATTATAATCCCTGATTCTCCCTCTCTTATACTAGTACCTTGTTCTCCAGAGTGAGATTCTAATTGGTCAACACGTTCAGTTAATGCCTCAATATTATCACGAGCTATTGTATCCTTACTGGTTTTGGTTAATACTGTTGAAACAGGAATTTCAGTAGTGGTTTTTCCACTATAATCACCACGTACAATAATAAATTGTACTTTTATATACTAATTTTCACCAAGATTCAATGCTGGAGCTAATCGTAAGCATATACCAGTTTTTCCTGTTATAGAATCTCGAAGAGTAGCCTGAGTATGCCTCCATGTACCAGCAATGTTTACTGCGGCAAGTAAATTACCCCAAGTATCAGTTGTGCCGCTATATTCATTCTGTACTGTTTTGTTACTATCATTATACTGTCGTAAACTAATATTAGTATTATTAATAGTAGAACTAGTGCCGTTTTCTATCAATACACAAGTACAGCTATACATAGATTGTGATATATCTAACCATTTATCTGTTGCTTCTTTCGCAATATTTAAAGGTATGAGTATTGTCTTATTATTAGTAGTTCCGGTAATAGTAATAATAGAAGGATCATTTGGATCCGCAGTAACTTTAATAGTATCATCTTGATATGTACCATTTAATTGTGATGATAATTCAAATAAATTATCAGCGCCATCTATTGCTTTATTATTAATCGTATTAAATGTATCTATAACGCTATTAATTTTATCATAAATGCCATTCATTTTTTCAGCAGTCATGATTTGGCCTTTTCGCCACCACTAATTTTCAGAAAATTTTTCTACAATTAATGCCATATATATTAACCTCCTTTTCAAAGTATCTTTCTAATAATAAGTAGATATATCAGCTTTTAAACTTCATATTTTCTACTTATAAAAGAAAAAAAAGCCACATACTTACGCTAATCAAATTACATATATCATAGAGATATTACTAATAAGGAGGTGAAAAAATGAGTATATATAAACCTACTGAATGGAAATTAGGAAGTACAATTACAGCAGATAAACTAAATAATATATAGCAATAGTTATCTAAAATATCACCATTTAGTGATCATTTAATAGATATATATGATATAAATAAATTATCTACTTATAAATACGGCGACTATGTAATTAACCCAGAAGATCATAATTTATATAGGGCAACTAGAAATTTTCCTAATGATTTTGCTTTAAATGATAGTTGGGAAAAAGTTGATAATATTGGACAAGCGTTGGGAATTATTGATCAACATTCTAAAAACGCAATTGAAAGTGTATCTACCTATGTTAATGCGATACAAAATATCCCAGCTTTATATTATTTAAATGATCAGCTAGATAGATAGATTTCAGCAACGAATTAGCAATTGTCTATAACAAATGAAAATTTAAAACAAGCAAATAATAAAATCCAGCATATTAGTTAGTATATTCCAGGATTGTATTATGTTACTGATTAGCTTACGCGGCAAGTAGAGAGCATCAATAGAGAATTAAGTTAGAGTACTGAGCAATTAAATAATTAGATAAAAATAATTAATGCGAATACAATATCATTTGATAACTACCTTAATTCAACAACGACCGCAGTAGGCGCGCTTGGAGTTGAGCTTGCTAAATTATAGAGCTAGTTAAACACAGATATTCAAACACTTGATAATAAAATTAAAACTAAAGCCAACTCAGTCGATTTGTAGAATATGTTATTATCATTAGATGGTGCGCTAACAAAAATACATGAATTTGATCCAATCATTTAGTCTGTATCATTAAAGGTAGATATGAATACTTTTTCTAACTTCGTATCTATGTATGATATTATGATGCGGCAAATAAATCAAAATATTAATAATATTTCTCTTTATACGCGCGCTAGTGAAATCGGTAATTTAATGACAGAAATTGATAGCGCAAACCGATTAGCAATTAAAAATAATCAAGATAATAATAATAACAATTTACGATTACAAGCAGTATATGAAGCATTAAGTAACAAAATGACACAGCCAACATCTGCCGGTGTAGCAGGACAAGTATTAAGTTTAGATAATAACTTATTCCCAATTTGGATTAACCCTCCCGCTTCAGATTCTGATACCATTAATACTGCTGTTACAGATTGGTTAAATTCACATCCAGAAGCAACATCTACAGTAGCAGATCATAGCATTACTTTAAACAAATTAAGCACTGATGTTCAAGAGGCTTTATCGCACTCATCCGAGATTTCATAGCTAACTAATACTGTTGCGGCGAACTTTTCATTTATACAATCTGAATTGAGACTTGATAGAGAAGCAAAGGAAAGAGTCATCATTGAGAATCAATATCGTGAATTAATTAAACAATATAATCATTTATTCTATGATAATGATGGATTTGGCTGGTTGTTTTTGACTGATAGCCATAATCTTGGTGTTAATAATTCATCTATTGAAATGGGAGGCTCTTATTATAAAACTTTAAAAGACCTACATCTAATTAATAATATTTTTACCAATACCGCTGCGAACTATGTTGTTCATGGAGGGGATTGGCTAACTCAAGCATATACTGTTGAAGAAGGATACCATATTTTAGCAAAAATTCCCAATATGGTTTATGATATTTTTCATGATAAAATACATTTGCTGGTAGGTAATCATGAAATGTTATATGGTGGCGCTTCAGAATGGAATGCCAATTTATCTGAGCTTTAGGTCGCGCGTTTATGGTATCATAATGATGTTAGTTATTATCTGCTTGATAATGGAAATGTAAGACACTTTATATTAGATTCGGGTAATATAGCCACTTCAATTAATGCTTATAGGCGAACTGAATTAGAATGGTTTATTACTAATTTATTGAATAATAATAAGCCGCACTGTTTTGCTTCGGTACATATACCTTTCCTTTCAAATGAAGGTGATTTCCCTTTCACTGTGACATTAACTGAAATTGCTAATGCCTTTAATAATAGACAAAGTAATTATATATTATATAATAATACATACGACTTTTCACAATGTCAAGGGACTTTCCATTTTATAATGACAGGGCATATACACTCTGATCGAACCTATACTTCAAATAATATACCTATAATTTGTTGCCGCGGATGGTTAAGGGACCCTTCAAGCTTAGATTGTTGTTATGCTAATTTTGATGCGGCTACTTTACATCTTATCCGTATCGGAGGAGGTACCTCCCGTAATATATCAATAATACAAAATATAACATAAGGAGATGAATTATTAATGAGTTCAATATTAGAAGATTATTATTCTTCCTTGCATAATGTTGTGCTAAGGGATGTACAAGGCAATCCTAGTATTTTTGTTAAGCATTATAAACAATATAGTAATGAATTTTATAGCGGGCTGCCAAATCATGTTCACCCTGCTTTTGTATATCAAGATAGTAATGGAAATCTTCAAGAAGACAGTGCTATTTTAATTGGAAAATATCAAAGTAGTGAACTTACTTCTGGTGGCAATCACTACTCTTTACCATATAAAACTCCTGCGTTTGGTAATGTTCGTTCATTAGAAAATAAATCATGGGCAATTAATAACACTGGACTAATGACATGGGCAGATTATGGTCTACTAATGCTAACATTACAAAAAAGTATTTTAGACGGTTATTCTCTTGTTGAAGCTTGTGGTCGTGGTGGAGTACCGAAAGGAGAATATGCAACTTGGTATCCTGGACTACAAGTAAACGCGGGAGAAACATATGCTTTTATGGGATGGCTGTATAAATGTCGTACAACTCATACTACTGACATAAGCAAGCGCCCTGAAATTACTCCTAGTTTATGGGAAAAATTATATCGCAGAGGCGGAGTAGCTACAGCTCAAAACATCTGGAGTAAAAAAATGAACAAAGGAACTGATGCAGATCAATATATAGTTGGCCCAATTTTAACTGGTAGCGGCCCTGTTGAGCAATGTTTCTTACAGAATCCAGCTTTAGAATGCGATTTATTTGGTAATATGCTAACGCAAATCGCCGGAGTACGTATTGGTTATGGTGCTCAGTTACAATTCATTCCGTATAATACACAATATATACAGAAGAAAAGTATTTTCCAAGATGATAGTACAGCTTCAGATAGCGTGTGGCGCTCAATTAAAGTTACAGATACTTAGCCATATTATGAATTTTGTTAGCCAGACCCCAAGGGTATATCCACTCCCACTCCTGGTATTGTACGTGTAATGTATAATAGACAAACATATAATATGGCTTTTACTTCTTAGCCTAAAGCTCAAGGCACTTTTGGTGGTTCTACTCAAGACCAATATGGTAGAAATGAGGTATTCCTTATTGATGGATCAGCCGCCCGAACTGGGAGAAAATGGTCAAATATTGAAATTGGACGAGGATTAGAAAATGGTGTCCCAAGTATTCTATATGAATCAGGCTTACTGATATTACCGGATAATCATCTTAAATAGGCATTTAATAATGTTTATTGTGGTGCACAAATTGGAGATGGAAACAATGACGGAGTTACTTTTTTCACAGCAGGTGCCTATTATCAACTTTCTCCTACCAAAAATAATTCCACTGTCGGTGCATGGGATGGTTAGTGGTGGCCAGGTGATAGTTCCGGCCTCATTACAAGTCGTCTTCGCGCAAGAGTAACCTCTTAATTTTTATATTATAGGAGGTACAATAATATATGAATGTCATGACAAGGCGCGGCTCTCTCGATAACATAGTAACCTATGAACACGTTTGTGATACAGCCGCGGATTTATTAAATATACCAATATAGCGTTCTACATTAGGTTCAACGGCGATTGTTTTAAAAGGTGAATCTGGTGGGGTAGAAGTATACATTGCCAATTCAAATGGAGAATGGATGCTTATTTCTATGTGTGACGTGGAAGGTGGTGGCACTATCAGTGATGGCGGTGTTGATACTTCTAATGATACTGTTACTGTATAGACTCTGTTATAGGGTATTACTGCGCATGATAGCACAGGGCAGGAAATTATTGGTTCAATTATACGGAGAACTATTAACGATTTACAAGAAGTAGATAATAATTTAGTCATTCCCGCTGGATTTTATAATGAAGAAGTAAGTTATATATTACCAGAAGTCCCAGAGCAATTACCCGTTGCAGAAGAAAATGATGTTATTTTCATTGATTATGATGGGACAATTAGATATTCTTATAGTAAAGAAGAATTTTTATCTTTAACTTAGTTACCACCTAATCCAGTACACGATGGTTTAATCGCACAAGGATGGAATTGGTCACTTACTAATGCACAAAATATCATACAACAACGTTCTGCATTAGCGATTGGACAAAATTATATTACAAATGATAACAAAACACGAATTTATATCAATATTCCTGAAGATGAATTAACAATTAAATTATGCTTTACTTTAAATGGTAGTGCACAAATTGAATGGGGAGACAATACTTATGGTTAGTTGAATACAAATTCACTGAGTAATGTATAGACTCAACATACTTATAATACAAAAGGAACTTATATACTAAGTATTACAATAAATAAAATGGGTATGATTGTCGGTACAAGCTCTGCTTGTAATTTAATTGCCAATCCTAATTCAACAGGCACTTTTTCGCAGTATTTTTTTATATCCTTAATTCAAAAAGTTGAATTAGGGAAAAATATGGCAATTGGTACACGAGCATTCACATCTTGTGATAATTTATAGTCAATTACAATGCCATTAACAAGTCTTTATAATAAAGATTTATCATTATCTAGTTTTGAAGAATGTATTAAATTAAAAGCAGTAATATTACCACCAAATCTTCGATCTATCAATCCACGAGCTTTTCAAAAAGCCACATCATTAAAATACGTTGCTTTTCCTTTTAGTAGTACATATACTTCAGGTACATAGACTTTTTCCGGCTGTGCCTCATTACGTGGACAATATTTATATTTCGCTACATTAATCATTCAAAATAAATGCTTTTATACAGACCATTTACAATATTTTGAATTTTATCCAGAACTACAGAAGATTGGCCCTTCAGCTTTTTATCAAGCACAATGGTTAAGATAGATCACGTTTCCATCTACTTTGCAATTTATTGAAAAAACTGCTTTTTATAATGCTGCTGTATTATCAGAAATTCATTTTCAATCATCCGCCCCACCTCAATTAGAAGAAAGCTTAATTTTTTGGAATCTTCCGGCAGATTGTAAAATTTATGTCCCTGTAGGCACTTTATAGGCATATACTACTGCAACAAACTATCCTGACCCTTCAGTTTATACATATTTGGAGGAATAATTATATGATTGTACAAAAAGTTTTAGATAATGGGCGAGTTTATACTTATAGTGATCAAGGCTATAAAATTTTACAAAAAGAAACTAATTTTATATATTGTGATGCTGTAGATGTGAATCCTTGCCCTTATACATATGAAGAAACTAATGAACTAATTCCAGAGCCTGAAACAACTTCAGATGATATTCTTAATATACTATTAGGTGGTGAAGAAACATGATTACAAAAGCAAAAGCGCGCCAACTACGTACATTAATTGAATCCGCGGCAACCACCTTAACCGATGAAGACGCGCTTAATGGCATTGAGCTTTTCCCGCAATGGGAAAGCGGCAGAGCCTATAAAGTTGACGACCGTATTCGTTATAATGATGTATTATATAAAGTAATACAAGCACATACTTCTCAAGCTGATTGGACACCAGATACCGCCGCGGCCTTATTTGTAGAAGTTGCTTTACCCGGTGAAATCCCCGTATGGAAACAGCCTACTGGTGCGCATGATACATATCAAGAAGGCGATGAAGTATATTACCCTGACAAGAGCGGTCAAATTTATAAAAGCACAGTAAATAATAATAGTTGGGCACCAGGCGTATATGGTTGGGAACTAAAAGTGGGGTGATAATATGGCAAATATAATGACAAAACGAGGTAATTTAGATAATGTAGTAACTTATGAACATTATTGTGATACCACCGCAGATTTAGATAATATTGACCCACATTATATAACATTAGGGTCAGTCGCTGTTGTCTTAAAAGGTGATAGCGGTGGCCTAGAAGTTTATATGGCAACTAGTGACAAAGAATGGATTAAACTTGGCGGAGCCAGCGGTAGTGGTACTAATCAACCAAGTGATTCAGACGCAACAAGCGATATAGTAGATATTGGCACTGCTGATAATATGATATTAAAGGAGTGATAACTATGTCAGAACAAGAAAATACTAATGATATTAACGAATTACTTAATTATATTCCAATTCCATGGAAGTCAGGAGATGTAGTCACATCTGAAAAATTAAATAAAATTGAAGGAGGAATCGCGAGCGCACAAACAATCATTGTTCCTATTTCTTCACGTGAAATTCAGTTTGATGGTACAAGTACAATGACTATTCTAAGTATTTAGTATACTGCTAATGATCTTGTTAATGCTTTCATACATGGTATAAATATTATAGTATATTTACAAGGAAAAGGTAGTAATAGTTACCTTCGACTCACAAGCATAGGACAATATACAGGTGAAGGTATAATGTTTGCCTGCCTTAGTCCAGAACCTAGAGATTTAAATCCTGTAGTATATTGGTTCGCACCGAGTGAAGCAGATATTTTAATGCTATATACTTAGTAGACATCGCATTATGTAGATCAATTTTATGGAAGGTCTGTTACACCTCCCGACCAAGGATAACAATAAGAGGTGATAATTATGCCAGCGAAAGAAGATATTATTGATATTCAAGACAGTGAACCCGTTATTTACGAAAAAACTGAATGGAAGCCAGGAGACAAAGTTACATCTGCTAAATTAAATAAAATAGAAGAAGGAATTAATAATTTATCTCCAATGGTGGTAGAAGTGCGCCAATTTTATACTACTATTAATAATAAAAACTATACAATAAAATATTTAGATATTACTGCACAAGAATTATTAGAGGCATTTCATCAGGGGAGAAAAATATTATTACAGAGCACTGAAGAACTTAAAGATCGCACAGTAACGTTAATGCATTTACTTGTGGGCTACGCGTGGCAGCACCCTATCAATTAGATCTAGACTCCAATTCAGTTTCTCAGCTCAGACAATGACTTTATTGCTGATCAACTAGATCATAAGTTATATTCTCCTATCGAATTAGAAGAATATTCAACTGAAGTTTATCAAGCTATTGAAGAGTACGAAACTGGAGCGGGAGATGTCAATGCTCAATAAAAAATAATTAAATACTTATCCGAGGTGATACAATGGATATTATAGATGTAATCCTTGGGCAAGCACTGTCTCCCCAAGGACAGATTCAAACTTATGCCGCGTTAGCTCAGCAAGCCGTACAGCAAGCTAATGCGGCTTTAAATAACATTGAATCTATTACTTAGCAAACAAATGCTAATAATCAAGCCGCACAAGAAGCTTTAGATGACATTCAGTCTGCGGCGGACACTGAAATTAAAAAACTAACTCTTACTTTAGAAACACTGGCTAGTAAGGATAATAGTATAGTACAAAATTTAATTACAACTTATCCTGATAATACTACTACTACATTAAATAATGTAGTCAAATATTATAATACAACTGGTGACAATACCGATGGAACAATGACTCAAAAAGCAATATCCAATGCGTTACAAAATGCTAATACTAATCTAGGTGCGCAAAATGCGAATAAAGTTGTTATCGTTGGACCAGATGGTAATATTACAGCCAGTTCTACCGCAACAGAATCTATGATCTTAAACGGAGGTGGCGGTGGTAGCACACCTGAACCAACCGATGATCCAACCAAACCTTCTACTGGTATCGTAGGTGTGCGTATTAATTATTCTACCTCTGTTATTACCCCAACTGATGACGCGGCAACCGCTAATTTTAATACATTCCATATGTATGGCGGCCGCAAGCGCTGTATGGTTGATGACCAAGGTAACATCGTTGCTTTCTATGGGGAAAGCAATTATGAAGATAATCCATTAAATGGTTATCAAATTTTAGTTTATCAACCTAAATTCTATTATAAGCGCACTGTCCTAAGTAGCAAAAATACCAGCTATGGCATTATACCTACAGAAGAAATTATTCAATTATCTGATATTGCGCGTGTAGGCTATAAATTACATCCTCTCTTTATTGATGCTAACAATAACGAATTAGATTATGTACTATTATCCGCCTATGAAGGTTCAATTGATGCTTCTGACTCTACTAGCTTCCAAGATATTGTCTATCCTGACTTTACCAATATGAAATTAAGTTCTGTTTCAGAGGCCAAACCAATTAGTGGTTTTAATAATAAACTAACCATTTTAGAAGGTGAACAATTAGCTAATAATCGTGGTGAAGGATGGCATATTACTACTAGTAAAGTAATTAGCGCGCAACAAATGTTAGCAATGGTTGAAATATCTTTAAACCTTCAACAATATTTTTACAAAGGTATTTGTGATTTATAGGCTGGAGATAACTCCGAGTTATTTGCCGCTACTACTGGCTCTACTCAGAGTTTAGGTAATGCTAGCGGCATGGCGGCGAGTACAAAGTTTGAGTATAATGGAGAAACACATACAGAAACAACTAATGGGAAAGTCGCTATTAGTTATCGTGGATATGAAAACTTATTTGGTAATATGTGGGATGAAATAGGGGACTTATTAATTAATAATGTATCTTCTTCTAAACATATACCTTACATTTGTAATAACTTTAATTACTCTAATACTGTTACAAATGATTATACACAGTTAGGATTTACTACACCTCCCGCTAATGGTTGGATTTCTGGTTTCTCTTATGATACTAACAATGATTGGCTATTTATACCTATAGAAATGAATAGTAATGCTAATTCTATTACTCCAGTAGGAGATTATAATTTTAGTGCTCAAGTAAGTAGCGGTACACAAACTTATATCTATGGTGGCCCTTGGTTTGGCGCAGAAAATAATGGCTTATTCTATTATGCTGTGCGGCAAACTATCGCGACAGGAGGAAAGAATGTTGGCGCGCGGTTACTATATATTCCTCAAAAAGGTACTTCTACATATACAACTAACATAAATAAATGGCGTGCGAATATAAGTGGGTGATGTTATGAAATATATTGAACACGTTTATAGTAATGGAGAGCCCAAACAATTTGAAATTTTAAACGACCAAGTATATGTTCCTATAAATGTTCAAAAATTTACTAAAATTACTTAGGATGGAGAAATTAGCGGCTATGAGTTTGACTGTAATGTCTATGATAAAGACTAGTATATTCTTTTATTAGCATAGCGTACAAATAGAATCGCGGAATTAGAAGATGAACTTGCCGCGGCAAAAATTCTATTGGGGGTTGATGAATAATGACACTCACAGAATTAGCGAGAAAATTACGTCCTCTTATAGAAAAAGCGGCAATTTCTTTAGATGACACAGATGCGCTTGAAGCTAAAGAATTATACCCGCAATGGTCTGGTGATGGAGTAGGTTATTTTGCTAACGATAGGGTACGATACGAGAATGTGTTATACAAAGTATTACAGCCGCACGTATCCCAACCTGATTGGACTCCTGTTGCCGCGCCTAGTCTATATGCTAAAGTCTTAATTCCAAGTCCTGATGTAATTCCTGAATGGGAACAACCCGATAGTACAAATCCATATATGATTGGAGATAGAGTAACACATAATGATAAAACTTGGGAAAATACTATTGATAATAATGTATGGTAGCCGGGAGTATATGGTTGGGTTGAAGTTAGTTAAATATTTGACTTTTAGTGAAAATCATGATATAATAATAATGTTGAAAGGGAGAAAAGGGATTCTCCCTTCCAACTAATAAAATTAAATGAACAACAGGAGGTTCATGAATTATGGCTATTAAAATTTATAGTGACAAGACAAACCGGTTTTATGATTCAGTTGAGGCTGCGAACAAAGCAGAATTTGAACTAAAGGAACAGGAAAATCGAGAAAAGATCCGCAAAGAGCGTGAAGCTCTTGTCGCAAAAGAAAAGAAAGAAAAAGAGGTCGCGGAGCGTAAAGCAATGGCCGCTGAAGTTGAAGAAACTCGACAGGCTATGATTAAAGCGCAGCAAGCATATCGGGATAAGCTAAATGCATTTTGTAAGCGTTATGGTTCTTACCATGTCACACTTGATAAGGCTGAAGATTTCCCTACACTCTTCGATTTCTTTAATTGGCTGTAAAAAATTTGGGTTGATTATTCAACCCTATACTGGTGTGGCCAAGTGGTAAGGCACAACACTTTTAATGTTGGCATCGGAAGTTCGATCCTTCTCACCAGTACCATTTGCGGCGCCTTATTATCGCCGCGCTATAGCAACCCATAATAAGCGTTGGCTACTCACGATAGTTAAAGTAGTTAGGTGATGCTATTAGCACCTATAGAAGCCATTCCGGAGTGACACTAATAGTCAAAGCTGTTAGACTTTGCTTTTTTCTAGCTGAGGGAACACCTCATAAAAAAATCCGTAGAACAACACGATACATTGATCCTTGAGAATCCGGTTGAAGGTGAAATCGCTCGGTTTGCTTTCGATATAAGCACGGGCTAGCCAGAGGTAAGCTAGGGATTGATGGTTGCGCGATCATCAATCCGGGGAAAGAGTTATCCTATAAAATAACTCTTTCCTCCATTTGACTTTTATATTAAATTCTGCTATAATTATTTTAGAAAATGACAGGAGGAGTTGATTGTATGCTAGATGATTTCATGACTCGTGAAAACGCAGAAGATTCCTATCGTTATTTTAATTATATCTCAGAAGAAGATGTTGAATGGTATTTTTGTGAACAAAATAACATTGAAGTAGAATTTAATGAAGATTAATAGTTGACTTTTTATATGAATTATAGTATAATTAATATGTAAGATAAAGAAAGGAATGAAAAATATGAAGCAGTCTTTACTGGCGCTTGATAGAGCAATGAATGAACTCATGGAGAAGTTTGATTGGCATGATACTTCTGATGAAGAAGAAGGTTTTTTGATTAACCTCACTAATGACTTGATTGAACTTCTTCATGAGCATGATATTAAGTTAAATATTGACAAACAGTAAAAATTATGATATAATAAATATGTAAGGCAGTGAGGACAAATGGTAAGTCATCTGGCCCATAACCAGAAAATAGTAGGTTCGATTCCTGCCACTGCAACCAAGCCTCAACCGACCGGCTTCAAATAGGTGGGTCGTGGATAAGCGCCGAATCGTAATTGGTGCTAAGGCGAAAAGGTTTAAAACATTATCTGGGTTCGATTCCCAGCCATGAAGTGGACGATTTGGTGAGTGTAATGTTAGTAAACCCTGATGCACTTAGAATCTAGCCTCGCTTGAGGGCGGCCACCTAAGAGCGTAACCGCACATCGTTCGCGGTATATAAGTACGCGATCTCGGCAAGCAGGGGCAAACTGCTGCAAGCTTGGTAGCCAGGCAAGCTATTTACACTCAGCCAGAGATCTGGTGGCGTAAAGGCATCGTCGTAATTAGTATAAATGTTGCTCGGCAACCACGCAACCCGTCCGTGGATAGAATAGATGGGGTAAATTGAGTGTAAAACTGGATACATGACCCAGTATAAAAAGGTGTCGCGCTAATAGACCGCAAGTTCGCAATAGTCTATTAAGGTGCCCAAATGCAGTAATTAGCGTGTAAGTTTTGAACAACTAAGACTAAGGAGCTCCGGGTCGCGCGCTATGAAGAATGGGTTAAATGGAGTTTGAAGAACAGCCAAAAGCGCAAAGTGAAGGGTTGCGTACTTATACCGAACTTACTCGGCGCTATATAAAAGAGGAGTAAAATAAAGTACCTAGCGCTCCAGAAAATGAGAATGAATGGTTTTCATCGCTAGTTGTCGTTACATGGTCTAGACGTTAAAAATGGCTATGACGCCAATCAGTGAGTGATTGGGGCAAGAAGCGTAGCGACTTCTTACAGAGTGGCCAGATACTCTACGGGATGGAAGGAAACGAGCATGTCCTTACCGGCCTTTAGTAGTTGCGACGAAACGGGCGGGAGAAGCAGAAGTAGTAACTGCACCCACAAATAGGTGAAAAACGGAATGGGAGGAAACATTAGGCTAGAATGTCCTCGCCAGCCCAAAGTACAAGGGATAAACTGGTAAAGCGGCAGGATGGCATTACGATGGTATCCGTAGAGGTCGAGTCGCATCCGTCACACAGTGTAGCCCTCAGTTGCGGCTGAGTTATCAAACCGCTTTAATGCCACTATAGTTTAATGGTAAAACCGCTGATTTGTAATCAGCTAATAAAAGTTCGATTCTTTTTGGTGGCTCCATAGGTAGTTTTTATAGCAGCAGCCTCACAGAGGCTTACAGAAACTGGAAAATTGAGTCGCAAGTCAATTGCAGTATTTTGCGAATGAAAACTACCTTTCCAAGTCTGCGGAACACACGAATTCTCACTAACCTACGGGTAGCGCCCGCTTTGCGGCTTAGCAGCAGACTATAATAAAAAGACAGGCGAAGTAAGTGGAAAATAGGGTGGCTTCATCCTGGCTCATAGCCAGTGGTAGCAGGGTGATGAAGTAGCGTAGAGATGTCAGAGGGGACACTACGCATTTTATCGGGGTATAGCGCAGTTGGTAGCGCGCCAGTTTTGGGAACTGGATGCCGCAAGTTCAAGTCTTGCTACTCCGGCCATTGCCCTTAAATGGGACGCAGAGTTAAAGTTCCCTCGGTAGTTTGGGAAACCTTCGCCGTAGCGAAGTAAAATATCTACGAAATAAGATGTATCCCGATGAACTTTAAAAATCGGGTGGTGTGGCTCAGTCGGTACGGGGACTTTAAACCCGTACAATATGATGCTATAGTTCAGTTGGTTAGAATACTAGACTGTCACTCTAGAGGTCGCGAGTTCAATTCTCGCTAGCATCGCTATTACACACAACTTGACCTGAACCATCATAAGTGTGTTAGTAGTTCATGGTTATCTCATGATTCGCGGTAATTTAAAACCTGATGTCGGAGCGATATAAAACAAAGGGTACAAACGACTAAAAATAAATTGTGTCCGGGTCGTCCTTATCGCAATGACCTGACCTGCCGGTCTAGCGTAGTGGTCACGCGGCGGTCTGTTAAACCGTTATAGGCAGTTTCGAATACTGCGGCCGGCGCCATCTTTCCTGAGCAAATGCGGAGATTAAACCGATGCGCGGTTAGCTGACCTTAAGGCTAATTTTTTTAAATGAGGTATAAATTATGAGTGATGTAAGGCTAAAGATTCTACCACCTTGGACAATTGCGATACGTAAATTTGAAGCACTATTTGATGGTGATCCACAAATCGCATGTAATTGTGACTTTGGAGGCTCTACTCCTTCCATTGTATTCGCTTGTAACAATGGTGATAAGGTTGCTGCTCTTCAGCAGATTCTTCCTGAAGAAATTAGCTTTGGTAACATTAAGTTAAAGGTTGCTGTAGACGGTACTCCTTCTAATCGTACTTTCAAGAGCAAGGTTGAGCTATTTGATACTGCTTTTAAGGGTAATCCAGCTTATGCTTATTCTGTTTGTCCCGCTGAAGAGGGGTATCAGTGGATTGGTACTACTTATGTAGTATTTAATAATTGTGTTGTACAGTTCGCCGCGGATAATCTAAATGATTGTCATGGTATCATTAGCACTCTTTATGAGACTATTGCCGATGAACTTCTAACTGGTCCTGCCGTTCAAGGTGTATTCTTCAATACTAATGTTGAGCGCGCTAATCTTGGTAAGCCGCTTGGTGAGTAAATAAATCGGCTGCTCACCTAAAACCCATTGAATTGCTGGAAACTCCTTCGGGACAATCAGCAGCGAAGCCTTATATAAGGAACGTTCAACGACTAGCTTTTAGCGTACATCACAAGCGATTGGTGATGGAAGTGGTGGGTATCCTTATAGGATAAAGATATAGTCTGACCTTTTATGTAAATAAGAGATGCGTGTAATGACGCTGGCATAAAGTAGCGATTTATGTTGAACATAATGTTAATTGGGCCGTAATTAACAAGTAATTAAATATGGGAAGCGGACGGTTAGCTACCGATACGAGATAAGGCGCTCTCCCGCCAGCCAAATTTTTATCAGGAGAGTGATAAATATGCCGTATATTTACAAGATTTCAAACGATATAAATGATAAACTTTATATCAGAAAAACAATGTATACTATTGAAAGACGATGGTCACAACATAAAAATAATGCTATTTCACGTAAAGATTTAGCACATTTACCTTTATATTCTGCGATGAATAAATATGGGATAGAACATTTTATTATTGAACCAATAGAAGAAGTTACTGATGAAAAACAATTATCAGAACGCGAACAATATTGGATAAAGTAGTATAATACTTATAATTATGGTTATAATGCTTCTATTGGTGGTGATGGGTTACAATTATATGATTATGATTATATTTGGGAATTATGGGAACAAGGCAATACCATTAAACAAATAGCGGCACTTATTCCTTGTAATGATTATGTTGTAAGAACTGTATTAAATATTCATAACGTATCGACGGAAGAACGTAAAGAAAGAAGCGCTTATCGTCAAGATGAAGTGCATAGACCTTATCGCAGAAAAGTGAATCAAATTGATATTTCCACAAATCAAATTGTACATACTTATAATTCAGTGCGTGAAGCCGCAATTTCTATACATTGTGATGATAGTTATCTAAGTAAGATATGTAATGATAAAAAAATTGCTTTTGGATATAAATGGGAATATCAAGATAATAATTATGTAAAAAAAGATTTTACAGCTAAACCTGTGTGTAAATTAGATTTAAAAACAGGTGAAGTATTAGAAGTATATCCCTCTGGCGCGGCCGCGGCAAAAGCCGTAGGTGGTGATAGTAGTTATATTAGTAAAGTATGTAGAGGAATACAAAAATCTTCTAAAGGGTTTGGCTGGAGATTTTTGGAAGAATAATTAACTAAATGCGGTGGCGGAATAGACGGGTCAATCTAGTGATGTCCCGGTAAAGTCGTGGCGTAACACCCGACAATAGTAGACGCTAAGGGCAAATGTACATGGGAGAACAGCGTAAGCCGCAAGGTCATAGCAGTATAAACGAATTATACTAAGTTTATATATTAGTATCGGGCTACATATGTGAGGTGCAAATCCTCACCCGCAATGCGTCAAATGCTCGGCGGCCGAGCGTTGGCCTGCAAAGCCAATGTTAGAAAGTTCAACTCTTTCTTGACGCTTTATAATTATTGATGTTGAGGTACAATTTATGGCACAATTGAAGCTTTCACCGCCTTGGATTAAATATATGCATGAAATGGAACAATTATTTAAGTATGATCCAGAAGTACATGTAATTTATGATGAAGATGAACATACTATTCATTTATATGTTGATAAACAAAATAAAGCAGATGCACTCGCAACTTTAATTCCAGAAACAATAACATTTGATAATATTACTTTACAGGTAAATGTTGTGCCAGCGAATGGCGCACTGTGTACTACTGCTGGTTTAACTAATGCACAATTATTTGAAAATGCCTTTAAGGGTAATGGAGCATTTGCTTTTGTTAAACAAGTTATTGGCATTTTTTCTAATAATTTAACATATGTAGTATTTAAAAATAAAGTTGTACAATATTTTAATGATAATTTAAGTGATGTTTATGGTAATTGTAATACCTTATATCAAGATATCGCAAAAAATATTTTTGGTGAAGTCGCTGGCGTTTATTTCTGTACTGATATTGAGCAACCAGTAACGGTACAAGATAAATTATGTAATTGTATGCCTGTTTTTGCGCCTGAAGGTTGTTGGCCTTAATATTTGACTTTTTATAAAAATTATAGTATAATAAATAAGTAAGAAAACAGGGCAGGAACTGTTTGTAAGGATGACGGTATGCCGCTATCCTAGTTCGCACGATTAGTTCAGTTGTTAGAATGCTTGACTTCCAATCAAGAGGTCGCGAGTTAGAGCCTCGTATCGTGCTCCAAAGTTCCTCTTGTGCACCACTAGAGGACTTCTGACAGAAAGACTCGTGTTTAATGAGCACAAGTTCTCGTGTAGTCGAGGGACCAACATGTCTCAAAAGCAAGTATAACGCCTAAAACTGTTCATGGGACGCTAATGCGCTCCACCCCTACACTGCCAAGTTGAAAAGCGGAAGTGCGTGTAGATGGTTTCGCTTCACCCTGGGAAGTTCCTTAAAGAAGCTTACAAATGGAGGATGGGTGCCCGGAGTGACACCAATACTAGTTCATCTTCTATTTTAATTAAATAATTGGGGAGTGCTGAGGGTTATTGCACTTAATACTCAACCGCTATTTCTAGAGTAGATAAACAAATCCTCAATTATTTGACTTTCTTTTAAAATTATGATATAATAAATATGTAAGAAAGAGGGGAGAAAATGAAAATTATTTTGTTAAACCAAAAAGAAAAAGAAGTTCTCCTTAAATTATTAACTCAAGTAGTTGTAAAACCAAAATGCCCATATGAATTAACAACCATTTTAGAGAAACTAAATTGGCGAATGTATGAATGTGTTTTTGAACATCCGGAATTATTTAACGACAAAAATTAACTTTTTTTATGATAATTATTAAGGAGAATGGTTATAAAATGGCGGCGTAGTCCAGAGGCAGGAGACAAACGACTTAAAATCGTTCCAGGGCTGGTTCGAATCCAGTCGCCGCCACCAACGCTTGGGAAGCGGAGAGATAGCTACTCATACGAGATTAAGAATGCCCTAACATTCGGCCATTATTTTCATTTAGGGGTGATAATATGTCGCAACAGCGTTATAAACAAATTTGTGGAATTTATAAAATTACTAATTTAATTAATTTTAAAATTTATATTGGCCAAAGTGTTAATATTTATTAGCGTTGGCACTCTCATAAATATGCGGATTGTAAAGATTCAATAATTCATAGAGCAATTAAAAAATATGGTATATAGAATTTTCAATTTGAAATTATTGAAGAATGTAATAAGTAGGAACTAAATTAGAGAGAACGTTATTGGATTCAATATTATGATTCTTATAATTCTGGTTATAATTTAACTCCGGGCGGAGACGGCCATTTAGATTAGCGATATGAAAAAATTTTAGAGTTATGGAATAATGGTAACAATTGTAAATAGATTATGAAGATATTATTATGTGATGATAAAACTGTAACTAAAGCATTACATTATTTTAATATTACATAGGAAGAAATTCGTGCGAGAAGTAATTATTGCCAAGGAAAGCCAGTCGTCGCAATTGATATGTAGAGTTTAAGACCATTAAAAATTTTTCCTAATTGTTCTGCTGTGAATGATTTCTTTAGAGGAATTTATAAATCTATTAATTTAAAAAAATATATAGAAAATAATTATAAATATGAAGGATATTATTGGCAATATTTAAATGATAATAATTATCCTTAGTGTAATTTAACTGATGAAGAATTTTTACAATATCAAAAAGATAAAAAATATACTAGAAGTAAAGAACTAGTCGAACGAATTTCATTAAATAATAGAAAAGTAGAACGATGTTCACGAGATTAGCTAAAAAAACTAATACGTAGTATTCCCTTTCTTCAAATAGGAAAAAAGTTTAATGTTAGCGATAATGCCATACGAAAATGGTGTGATTATTATAATTTACCAAGAAGAGTAAAAGATATAAAACAATACTCTGATGAAGAGTGGGAAAAATTATAATTATTATATTAATCTAATACAAGGAGATATTATGCGTAAAGGTCGTGGTATAGATCATTCTTGGGAGACAAGAAAATATGTTGACGATGGCGCGATCTATGCTCATTGTAAATGTGGATTTGAATATGCTTGTTCTTCTTCAAAAAGAAATAAAGATGGAAGTTGGAGTTTTGAACAAGAAATAACTAAATTGTATCATTATTGTCCCAATTGTGGCGCTCATAAAAAGTATTATAATGATATTCCTATAAAAATAAATAAAGGTAAATATGAATAAGATAAGTGGAATGTAGGGCTTATAGCGCCCATCATCTAAGGAGTCTTTAATTCTTCTATTTGTGCAAAATGTATCATGGGCTACAAATGTTATTTTGTCCTATGAGTATGATGTGCGGATAGGCAATAGGAATATGAAGTTTGGCGTAAAAGCACACCACTTTATAAATAAAGCAGTTGGTAGATAGACCCGTAGCAAGAGGCCGAGTAGTATCCGCAACTCTTCCTGCTTTATATAGCTCATCTACCATGTGTAGAAGGAGCGGAATTATCATTATTTTTAATAATGATAATGGTGATAGTAGGGAGGATGCGTCCTCCCTACTTTTTTATTTGATTTTTATTTAAAATTATGATATAATATATTTAGAAAAATAAAGGAAGATAATTATGGATAAGATTATTGCCGCGTATGAATCATTAAGGATTCAACCTTCAGAGTATTTTAATGTAAGTCAGACAACCGCACAGGCTTATGATAAAGCTAATGATATGCTTGATGATTGCTTAGACATAATTGATTCTGTAGAGCAACCAATCTATGAAGTACTAGTTTATTCTGAACTATGGCATGTAAATGAACAAGGCTTCTTTGACTTTGGCACAGAAGAACGTGTCGGCTTTTATTATGAAAAAGAAACCGCTATTCGCGCAATAGAAGAAAATTGGTGTAACATACAAGACCATTATGCTAAAGCCGCGGCAATTCGTACAGTATTACCAGGGCTATATCAAAACCCACCACTTCGTACATATTTATATTATGTATGGAATAGTAATACTCAAAAATGGAATCGTGCGCAAACACTAGTTCCAGTAGAAGCAGGTGATTTTAGTTGAAATTATATACTTCATACTGGGCGCAAGTACAACATTTTCCTAGAAATCTAGTCGCACTTTCAACAGTAGTTTGGGAACCTAAATGGTATAAAGTTGGTGGCATGGATAAGAACGGAGTAATTAGTTTACAATGTCCACCATTGCGGCCAGGGAAAGCGTGTGATGGACTTTGTAATGGGAAATGTAGTTCAAAGCATCCGCAAGATTGTAGATTTTTACAAGAATATCGGAAGCAATTAGATGCGATTAACTTTAAATATTTTATGTATCAATTATTTAATTTACACAAACGTTTAGCATATGATTCTGAAATAAAAGATTTTGATTTTGCTTTCATTTTTTATGAAAAATATGACAATCCATGCAGTGAACGCTGGCCCGTACAAGATTGGCTTCGCGCGCATGGTGCACAAGTAGAAGAATGGCATAGGGAGTAAGGAAATGGTTATAGAAGAGATTCGTGAATATAATAAACAACTAATCGCAAAATATCCTTGGCTTCTACCGCGTAATAGATGGACAGGAGAAGTAGTAGATGATTATGACTATAGCTATACTGAATTAGATGATATGCCTGATGGTTGGCGCGCCGCGTTCGGTGAACAAATGTGTGAAGAGCTTCAGCAAGCTTTAAATATGATGGAACCAGATATAGCTAATACATTCCGCATTATGCAGATTAAAGAAAAATATGGTTCATTGTGCTTTTATACTAATTGGCTGACTGATCAAATTCGTGAAATTATTTATAAATATGAAAAGCTTAGTGCGCATATTTGTATTTCATGCGGCGCGCCCGCAACTAAAATGTCTACTGGCTGGATTTCTCCTTGGTGTGATAAATGCGCGGAAAAAATTCATGACAATTTTGTAGAAATTTCTCAAAAAAATACTTGACTTTTTGTAGAAATTATAGTATAATATATACAGAAAGAGGAAAGAGAGGAAATTAAAATGAGCGTTTATGTTATTCATGCCTACGATGAACTTTACGGTGGACTGCACGGCATGGAAGAATGGGCAATTGAAGAGTGCGTAGAATCTTCTCAAGTAGTGGAAATGGCTTATGACATGTCTTATGATGTAATTAATTCTTATAGTGATATTACTGAAACTCTTTCTGACCGTGCGCATGATTATGTTTCTTATGATATTGAAGAAAAACCTTCACTTACTTTAGAAGAGCAAGACAAATTATTTGAACAGTATCTGGACGATGAAATTCGTGAAGATGTATGTTATCATATTGTTAAATTAAATGATAAGCATACATTAGAAGAATATCAAGCCATGATTAATAATGGTGAATATGATTATCAAGAACTTGCAGATGAGTTTGGCGAAGAGGAGGAGTATTAATGAAAATTATTGATTTTGCGCGCAAAGGTAATGTAGTTCGTTTTTATCTTGGCGAAGATAACCTTCAAGACTGGTATGGCGATGATTGGAATGATACTCCTTATGAACATAATGCGGGCCAAGTATATAGTGAGTATGTTCTTGCTGTAAAGGATATTGCTTTTCCTTTTGACAGCCTAGTATTGGAGCCGCAAGATGATTGGCATAATCAAGGAAATAGTGAATGGTGTAAAGATGATATGAGAAATCGTTTAGTACCTTGTATCATTGTAGTACCAAAAGAAAAAGTACATGAATGGCAAGACAATTTTAATTTTTATGTTGGCATGGATGGTATCCAAAAGTATTATTTTGGTGATAAAATGGAACTTTAATATTTGACTTATATTAAAAATTATAGTATAATATTTATAGAAAGGGGCGATAAGTAATGATGACTTATAGTATGAGTAGCCATAAGCGTAAAACCCATCAGCGTCAGATTAATCGTATTTGTCGCGCTGTAAATAAAAATATTGCGGCGGATTCTTTATGGCGGGGCCGTTTCGTAGTTGAACAAAAAGCAACTGAAATGGAATGGTTTGAAGATAAAAGTGGTGGTCTTATTTATTGCTTGCTTCAATTTAGAGATAAAAAAACTGGTACTGTAACTCTTTGGCGCGCGAACGGACTTGAAATTGCGCGAGGTATTTATCAAAAGATGAATGATTTTATTGTAGAAGATTGTAAAGTTTGGGAAAATGAAAATCCTTATAAAGAAGTGAGGGATTATAGGAATGTCTGTTAAAGATAGTTATAATTTTGAATATTATCCTGAAAATGATACTGGCACTGAAATTCGCTTGAACTGTGAAGGCGATCTTACTCTTAATGATTTTGTAAATATGTGTCGTTCTTTTGCTATTGCGCTTGGTTATAACCAAACTGAAATAGATAAATGTTTTTCTACCTCCTTTCAAAATGATAGTCGGCTAAATTAAGCCGACAACATGGGGAATTAGCTCAGTCTGGTTTAGAGCAGCGGTCTTGCGGGTATGATGTAATGGTAGCAGCGAGGCCGTAGATAGTTGGAAGAGCAAGTTCGATTCTTGCTACCCGCACCAATAAACCGCAGGTCCTGGGTCCGAATCCCAGATTCCCTAGGGTACAATGATTCAGCCTTCACGCGGCGTACCTGTTTTTACTAATGAATCAAATAAAATAAAAGAAAGGTGATTAAAATGGAAGAGTATTTGTATGATCTCGAAGATTATTTCTATCACGATGATAGCCTAAATGATTTTGAGCACTTTTCATGTAGTGGTTATCCCTCACAAGATGAATATGCAGAAAATCCCGATGTAATTTATTTCAGTGATTATGAGTATCCATTTTAAACATTTGACTTTTATGTAAAATTATATTATAATAAATATGTACTAAAGAGAAAGGATGATAAAATATGCGTAGAAATTCTCATCGTATAGTATTTTCTTCCTCTTGGAGCCGTGTCGAACAAGCCATGAAGGCAGATGACGACTGGCAGTAGAAGGCGCGAATATGAACAAATTACGGCCAAAACAAGCGCCACCGTTTATAATATAATTGCGTGCCTTTAATCTACGGGCCTTAACGATTACTGGACGCACCGCTAATTAAGTCCTAGTTCCCGCGGCATATAAAAAGAACAGAAGGATAGCCGGAGAGACGACAGTTAAGTCTTTTAAATCGCGCACTCCATTCGACTTGAATGAAAATTAAAGCCCTTAAAAAGACTGGAGAGGGAAGCGTACCCTGCACCGAAGCGGCAAAACACTAGAATGCATTCAGGTTTATGGTTATCCTCTCTTGGGAGAAAAACCATATTTTTTATATAAGGAGATTTAAAATGGAAGAATATAGTCGTGCACGAATTCGACTAGTTACAAATCGTGATGCCGTTGATTTTGTAAGCACTCTAAATAGTGATGGCACCGCAACCAAGTATTCACTAGAAGATTTTGAAGCACATGATCGAGTTAATGCGCGTAGTCTACTAGGTGTTCTATATTTTACTACTGAACATAATGAAGAAACTTACCTTGTAAATGATGATGGTGGTCTAATTCCTTCTAGCATTGATAAATTTAGGGTTTAATACCCTACATTGGGGATTCGTATAACAGGAGTACAGAAGACTTTGACTCTTCTAACGAAGGAGCGTCACCTTCATCCCCAGCCATAAAGGAGAAATAATATGCCAATACTTTATATGTTATGCGGGCCTAGTGCGTCAGGAAAAAGCACCTGGGCTCATAATTTTATCAGTAAAAATTCACAAAAAGATATACGCTATGTATCACGTGATGAAATACGCTTTTCACTACTGAAAGAAAATGAAAATTATTTTGCACATGAAAAGCAAGTGTTTAAAAAATTTGCTGGTACAGTTACACAAACACTTGTAGATGGATTTGATGTAATTGCAGATGCTACACATTTAAATATCTTTTCTCGTAAAAAATTAATAAATGCAATTGATAAATTTTATACAGATTATCAAATTGTTTATATAATTTTTGATATTTCTCTACAAAAACTTCTAGAAAGAAATAGGCAACGTATTGGACTCGCGCGAGTACCTGATGAAGTGCTTGAAAGAATGTATCGAGATTTTTCGCCGCCCTATGAGGAAGATGCAAGAGAAGCTGACCGCTATATTATAAAGGAGTAATAAAATGGAACTGTATCTAACAAGTGATAGCCATTTTTGTCATATTGCTAATTTTCTTTGGGAGCCACGCGGTTTTTCTTCTGTGGAAGAAATGAATGAGGCTATTGTAGAACGATGGAATAAAATTGTTAAGCCAGAAGATAGAGTGATTCATCTCGGTGATGTAATGCTATCAGATACTGAAAAAGGGTTGGAGTATTTTAAGCGACTTAATGGAGAAATTTGTCTTATTTTCGGAAACCACGACACCCTTCGGCGGCAAGAAGCATTAGCTAAGCTCCCTAATGTTATTATTCTTGGATATGCTCATGTTTTTAAATATAAAAAATTTAATTTTTATGCTTCTCATTATCCAACATTAACTAGTAATTATGATGAAAAACATTTTTCTCAGCATGTAATAAATTTACATGGGCATACACATCAACAAGCTAATTTTTTATACCCTAATAATCCATTTATTTATCATGTTGGTGTAGATTCTCATAATTATACCCCAGTACATATTGATGAAGTTATTACAGATATTCGGCAGCGTTGGAACGATTTACAGACATTGAATATTCCAATTCAAGAATTATATATGTATCCAATGAAGGAGAACAAAAATGAATGATATTTCGGTAAAAGTTGTGGAAAAACATAATTGGCTTGAAGCTAATAAAGAAAAATATGGAATTAAATATATAGTAATGTCTGTGTTGATTGGGTCGCAAAATTATCATTTAGATTCAAATGAAAGCGATGTTGATGTCTATTCTTTTATTTTCCCAAAATATGAAAATTTTATTAAAGATACTAAATTGATTAACTTTGAACATGAATTTGAAGATGGCAGTAAAATTGTAGCAAAGGATGTTCGCTTAATTTTCAATCTTTTACGGAAACCTTCTCCCAATAGTATTGAATGTTTTACAAGCCATTATAAAGTATATAATCCATTATTTGAAAGAGTATTAGATTGTTATCTTAATGATGATTGGACTTTATATTATTTAACTCATGCTAATTACACAAATATGGTAAATGCTATTGCTGGTTGCGCGCATGGAGTACATGGCAGAAATATGACGGTCGGAAAACAATATTCACATATTTTACGACTACATGATATGCTAATTCGTTATCTGGACAGAAAATATAAACCATGTGAATATTTAGAATTAGACCCAGCTAATCTACATGTTGCTTTGGCGGCGAAATTTAATCTACTACCTGTGACAGAGCAATCTTGTAAAAATTTAAGCGATACTTTATCTATATTTGCGAAAAAATTTACTCCAACCATCGCAGAAAAAGCACGAGAAGAAATTGCCAATAAATTAATTGATGATTTTCAACTTGAACTTACGGAGATTTATTTAGATGACGCAAAAAAACATCTGGAAAAAATTAAAAACCACAATGCCACTAACAAGTAAGGATATACCGCAAATCTGGCAAAGCATACCTGCTGACCAACAAAATTCTATTGTTATTAGTTTTGAATATAAAAATATTATTTATCTAGCAAATTTAATTACAATCACACAGTATGATACCTCCTTTCTAATAAATTGCCAAGATATAAAAATTTGGCAATTACAAAAAGCAAGTAATTAAATACTTGCTTTTTTTTA